GATCCATTGTTCATATGTGAATGAGGCTCTCAACCGAAACCAAGTGCTGCAGGCCCATAAGCTTGTGGGTAAAACAGTTTATACTACATACTAGAGAATGAATATGAAGCAAACATTAAAAGATGGTGACGAGTATGATTGTGTGTCTAAATACTTCCGCACAAACTTGAGTAACAACAATCGACCAGGTATGTTGAAGAAAGTTAAGCGTAGATTAAATAAACGTTTTCGCAAAGAAGGTAAAGGTAATCGTGCAATCGTATGGAAGATCAGTGATAGTCAAGACCCATTGCGTAAGTGGTATCGCTGGGAATTTAAGACAGCAGCTGCAGCTAAGAGAGAAGTGCAAAATAAAGTATAGGTTCGAATCCTATATCTTCTGCCAATTTTAGCCCTCATAGCATAATGGATAGTGCAGTGGATTTCTACTCCATCGGTCCGGGTTCGACTCCTGGTGAGGGCACCAATTTAAGAATGTCGGAGCATGTAATGAATGCATTTAAACCATTGTTATGTCCATTCTGCAGCACATACGTTGATACTCTGCCTCACGGATGCCAGAAGGAACTTTGGACAAAATCAAATGAGGTCCGATATATTATTATAAATAGCCCAGTAAATAGAGTCCCTGGTTGGTGTACGTATAGTCCGAAGTAGTCTAATAAACCTGTGGGCTTCTTTTCAGTTTTATGTTATAATATAGTTAAGAAATTGAGAAATTAAGAGAGAAACATATGACTATTGAACTACACGCCTCGTTAATGCATATAACAATTTACGTAATGGTATCTGGAATCTTAGGTTATTCATTGTTCTATATGCCAGCACAGATTGCTATTGCAGCCTATGATAAAGTTAAATCTTTAAAAGATTAGATAACAGTTTTAAACTCTTGCCAGTGGAGCTGGTACCTGGTCTACGAAGCCGAGTTGCGAAGGTTCGATTCCTTCCGAGAGTACCAAATTATGATAAATATATACGTTATTAAAATAAATTAGGAAGTTAAAAACATGAAATCATTCAAGACCATAGTTGAGGCCAATCAAGGCAGCACTTTATTCCCAAGAGAAGACTTAGAGTATCTTAACCGTGTTCTATATTGGGCTAAAATTGAAATTAAGAATAGACAAGCAGCAGTGAAGGCTCTTAAAGCTAATGACTATAAAGAAGGCGATGTTATAGTTTTCTTTGATACTAAAGCTTCTCAAAAAATGGCGCAAGGTACTATAACTAAGTTAGGCAGCAAGGCTAGCAAAACGGTAACTGTAACCCCTGATAGCGTATATCTAAAAAATAAACCATTACCTGTTAATAAAGTAGATATCACTGGCTTTATTAAAAGAGCATAAATTTTTAGTCCCATTAGACGTAATATGATGTTTCTAAAGCATCAGTACAAATCGGAAAAAAAAGATATATCCTTATAACAAAATAGTATAAGGAATAGGTGGACGTTGAGCTCGAATTATGTTATAATATATATATTGAATCAGATCACAAACGAAGAGAATATATATTATGAATTACGCAAATCGAATTGGCTGGACTGACGTTAACCCATGTGAGATCGTTAAGACTATCTCTGAGAAGACTTTAGAGATCCGCGAAATGGACGCCGAGAGAGATCCTACATGGAAGCCTGAATGGCATCCTGGTGGTTTCTCGGGACATTGTTCTAACCAGTATTCGCAGCGTTGGGATATCACTTCGAATGAAAACAATCCAGTTATTCGGATTCGTCGTTCAAAAAATAAAGGATGGCAGGATAAGCACGGCCAGAGATATATCCTATCGGATGAACCTCGTAAGTTCTACGATTATAATTTTTAAGGAGACATTAATGTCTTGGTTTAAACCCAAACTCTACCGGGTCATTGAATATGATTCCGGTAGTACTGAGTATGAGTATGGCGTGCAATATAAGCGCTTTGGATTTTGGTGGAATGTGATCGAATATAATAGCGATGCATACACAATTAGAGTATATGGCAATGCCCAAGATGCTCTATCCCATATTGATTTTTTGAATTCATATGGATGTGGCCCTAAGACCCGTATCGTCGATAAGATAAAATTTAATTAAATCAGTTTGGGGCCTGTAGCATAACGGTTAATGCACCGAACTCATAATTCGTTGATTGATGATTCGAATTCATCCAGGCCCACCATTTTATAAAGGAGTAGGTCATTATGAATAAAGCCATAAGTACTGTGCTCAATGCAAATTCTCCATCTGTATAAATAAGTTAAAGATAAAGGTACACTATCATGCAAATAACGTTCAAGAAGCATATTATGGATGAAATCTCAGACCAAGTTGTGGCGGCCGCTAAAGACAAGAAGCGGATCGATATCATTACATTAGACCAGTATGAATGGACTGAGTTTAAGGCGTTTATGAGCACTAGTGGCAAAAGTGAGAAATTGGCTGAATCATATACCATTAATGATATTATAATCCGGCCAGAATCAATTAAAAAAGCTGTGATCAAATGAGCACTGAACGATGTTCCGTTGAATTGTCAGAGGCGTTAGCGATTCTCCAGGAGATGAAAATCCTCTTAAAGGACATTAAATCCGATTGGCATGAGTATAAAAAAGAATATTATAATGAAAGAACAAGGAAACACCTAAGTGAAAGTTAAACTGATATCATACTCCCAACCACCAACCTCCAAGGCACTCCCACTAGATTCTGGCGACTCCGTCATCCTCACTAATCTGATTTCATTCTGTGCTAGGGTATCCGCCCCAGACAACCAAGATGATTATGAATCGGGTCAACGATTAATCAACTATCTCATTAAACATAAGCACTGGAGCCCACTAGAGATGGTTAGTGCATGTCTTGAAGTCGAAACTACACGGGATATAGCTCGTCAATTTCTAAGACATCGATCATTTTCATTTCAAGAATACTCTCAGCGCTATGCCGATCCTACTAAGGATTTGGAGTTTGTTACTCGAGAAGCCCGTATGCAGGATCCTATCAATAGACAGAATTCTATTGAAAATGAAGATGTTGGTTTGGAGATTGCATGGACTGAAAAGCAGCTAGAATTAATATCAAAAGTAGACGATACATATCAATGGGCAATCTCCCATGGTATTGCAAAGGAACAGGCTCGTGCTGTTCTATCTGAAGGCCTTACAATCTCCCGGATGTATGTTAACGGTACTATCCGCAGTTGGGTCCATTATATTGATCTCCGTTCTTCCAATGGAACACAGAAAGAACATATGGAATTAGCTCGTGCTTGCTCAGATGCAATACTTGCTATCTTCCCCAATATAAAGGATTATACCCATAATGATTAGAGGGAGTCTTCATGAATATAGTTGAATACGATAACATGCCGCGAATGGAACCTATACCTATTGCAACCAAAGGTAAGGGGTTCTTCCAAGCTATCTGGATTTGGTTGTGGGCATCTCGGCAGTGGCAGATTTCAGAAGATTGGCATTTCAAGATCCATGGTAGTTCTTATGTTATAACCAAGGGATTTATATTCGATGGTGCATCTATTCCGAAATACTTTTGGAATTACTTATCACCAGTTGGTGTGCTCTTAATGCCTGGATTAATCCACGACTGGGTTTATAAATATCAGTACCTAAAGTGCTCTGATGGAACACAAACAAAAACGCTCTCGCAGAAGGATTGTGATATCATGTTCAGGGATCTTGCAATTGAGATCAATGGTTTTGTTGTTATTAATCATATAGCATATTACGCCCTAAGAGCATTTGGTTGGATGGCATGGAACAAGCATAGAAAAAATAAGTAAAATCTGTTGATAAAAATCTCGTTATGTGTTATAATAAATTTAATACATGGAGTAGATACAAATGGTTACTATTTTTGCTGATGATTTAAGCATGTATGATTCTATATCAGAACCTGCAGTTAGTATTGTGGATTTACTGAAGCTGGATCATATGGATATCCTTATAGAAGTTTGTCATATCGAAAATGGCTGGCATGGATATTGTGAGGTTGATGAAGATGATCATGATAAAGCTGATGTGTTTATAAATGAATCGTTGGATCTGCATGATCAACTAATCGCACTATCCCATGAATTGATTCATGTATATCAGTTTGCTAATAAGCAAACTCTTGAAGAAACTGAGGCCTATGAATATGAGGCCATTTTATTAGAACAAGTAATGGGTACATCATGATCAAGCGTATTATATTATCAACCCTTCTAGCAGTATCATCATACAGCGCATTTGGAGCTTCATACGAGCTGTCTAACGATGATTTGCGTTGCCTGTCCACCAACATATACTTTGAGTCGAGAAACCAGTCAATCGCCGGTAGAATCGCTGTGGGCCTAGTTACTCTTAACAGGGTGAGAGACAAGCGTTGGCCTGATACAGTCTGTGGGGTTGTTCATCAGGCTAAAATGAACGGGTCTCATATCATCCGTAATAAATGCCAGTTCTCATGGTACTGTGATGGTTTGTCTGATACAATACGAGTCATTTCTGACTGGGAAGATTCAGTTCTCATGGCAAGAAATGCTGTTCGATTATTTGCAGCAGATGCAGATTTTACAGAAGGATCTACGCACTACCATTCAACGTCAGTATATCCATGGTGGGCTGATAGCTATCAGTTTGTCGTTAGGATCGATGATCATAAGTTTTATAAGTAAATTATTGCAGGAGTATATAATGAAAAAAACACCCGAAGAATATGGTAATAATCATGTCAATCGTAATGCTGGTGTGGCGAAAGAATTTGATGAATTGAGGAATAGAATGAGATCAAAGAAATACACTTCAACCAAAACATATAACCAAATTGCACCTTGCGCATATCGTCAGTGGCGGGCAGATTCACATTGCAATCAGATTCATGGATATGCATTTAGCTTCAAATTTGAATTTGAGACTGATGAATTAGATTCACGTAACTGGGCATTTGATTATGGTGGCTTGCGTCCACTGAAGGAATTACTCGAAGAGTGGTTTGACCATACATTGCTATTGGCTCTCGATGACCCACACTATGATGATATCAAACGACTTGGTGAATTGGGCCTTGCTAAGATCACCGAAGTTGAAAAGACTGGTTGTGAGGGATTATCTGACTTCTTATATGAATATGTGAATACGATATTTTTGCCATCATGTGGTGCAGAAGAAGCGAATCGTATCTGGTGTTCGCGTGTAGAAGTTCGTGAGACAGATAATAATATGGCATACCGTCAGGGACATCGTGAGGATGGGGAGTTTCTATAAATGTTCGGCTTAAATGAAATTGTAGGAAAGAAGTTCTTCTCTAATGCCGATGATAAATTATTCGTCACTAGCATATTCTTTACAATGCAAGGGGAGGGTCCTTATAGGGGCCTTCCTGCAATTTTTGTTAGATTGGCTAAGTGTAATTTGGGTTGCTCGTGGTGTGATGCGTTCTTTGATGATGGGGATTGGATGACCACTGAAGAAGTGCTTACTCGATGCAAAGAAGAGATCAGTAATTATTTCGAAGGTGATATCCCCGAATGGGCATCCAACGGCGATAAGATTGTCTTTATTGTAACTGGTGGTGAACCCTCACTTCAGAAGATCTGGAATCTATTAGATGCAGCCTCTGGACAGTATGGTCATACTCAGATTGAATCTAATGGTGTTATAACACCTAATGTCCCGGATTCAACTACTGTTGTGATCTCACCTAAGTGTAATGAGAAGGTTGATACATCTCTTGGATTCAAGCGATACATACCTACTAAGTATATGTCGCCCAATAAGCAATCACTCGCGAGGGCTGATTGTCTCAAATTTATCGTAGAAGATCAGCGTGAATTTGATTCACCGTATCAAACAGTGCCTGATTGGGCCCATGAGTGGTCTAAAGAAACCGGCAGAGATATTTACATTTCTCCGATGAACATCTATAATAAAGAACCGCAGAAGGCCAAGGATATTAGGTCTGGGGCACATAAGCTGGATCTCGAAGAACGATCTACTCATGACGAGGTAGTCTCTTGGTGGGAAGGTGGATTGTTTGATATGGATGCCAATCAACTTAATCATGAACACGCTGCTAGGTATGCACTACAGCATGGTTATATTTTCCAAATGCAATTGCATTTATTTGCAAGTTTCGCATAAAAACCGTTGACAAACTCCCCATTCTATGATATAATATAATCTATATCAAATGAGGAAGGAATTATAAAATGTATAAGGTATATCTCGCCAAACTAAAAAGAACTGATGCTTTCCCTAAGTGTGTATATAAGGTAGGCATTACTGGATCACGTGATGCTATGACCAGATTGAATTATTCTGGTGCTGATGAACCCAATCCCATCAATAAGACATTCCCGGACATCAAAGTCATGAATTCTATTGTTGTTAAGGATAAGGAGACTGCTGAATATATCGAGAGTAATATTATGAAGACCATTCAGTCAGATGAGAGGCGGTTTCATAATTGGTATGAGCCCACACAATTCTCTGGTGTTACTGAAACTCGTAAATGGAATTATGAAGAAGTGCAGCACATCTTCTACCTTATGGGTGAGTATAAGGATAAATATAGTATTATATAAATATCTATTGAAATATAAGCCTCATATGTCATCTGGATCATATACTGCTGCCCGTAAGCATCTTCTTGCTGGTGATTTGGATAAGGCCCAGAACTTTATTGATGCTGCGCATTTGGCCCTGCGCAATAAAAAGAAGTAATACCAAAGCAACAAGGTCTTCCGGGTGTTGCACCACTATGTGGTTTTTACCCGGCCGGAGCCGTCTGTCCTGCCCCTTTTCTACAGACATAAAACTAACCCGAAAAGGATATATTAATGTCGAAGTCAAACCGTGCTTTAGGCACAATGGTAAATGCCCATCTAACCAAGTTAGGCGTTAACACACCAACAACTGATCTACTCAATGAGTCTCGTGATTCTAAAGTAGATAAAATCGCAGCACTAACTAAAGAAATGCTAGAAACTCTAGGATTGGATCTAACTGACGATTCATTGGAAGAGACACCTATCCGTGTCGCTAAGATGTATGTCGATGAAATCTTCTCTGGGCTTGTTCCTGATCATTTTCCCAAATGTACAACAGTAGATAATAAATTTTGTCATGGTGATGAATTTGTTTTAGAGAAGAATATTACTATGTATTCTGATTGTGAACATCATTTACGACCTATTATCGGTGTTGCTCATGTTGCATACATTCCAGGTAAGAAGGTATTGGGTTTATCTAAATTGAATCGGATTGTACAGTATTTCGCTAGGCGGCCACAAGTTCAAGAACGATTGAATCAACAGATCGCTCATGCAATTTCATTCATCACTGAATCGCCTGATGTTATGGTAATCATCGACGCTGGTCATACTTGCGTATCACAACGTGGTGTTATGGACACAAACTCAACAACATCTACTGCATGCTGTCTTGGTGTGTTCGGTGAACATGATTCACCTCTGCGTAAAGAAGTTTCGAGTGCAACTCGGTCATGAGATTGCCTCTAGTATCGCATGAATTGCCTCATGTATTGGCGGTGGATAATGATCGATATAATGACTATATGTTCATTCTCTTGCATCGGTACATCGAAGACCCTATATACCAACGCATTGTCGATGACTATGATGGGTTTAAGATTATGGACAACAGTTGCTTTGAGTTGGGCTCTGCTGTATCTAATAAATTAATCTTTGAATACTTCCATATAATTAAACCCGATGTGTTTGTATTACCAGACACTCTGGGTGATAAGGAAGCTACCTTAACTAGGTCACTTGAATTCTTAGACGAGTATCCAGAACTTGCTGAATATGCTATGGGTGTGATTCAGGGTAATAGTATCCCAGAATTCATTTCATGTTATAGGAAGTTTGTTAATGTACCCGGATTGGCAATGATCGGAATTCCGTTCTGTTTCAACTGGGCATTCAAAGCCGGTGCTACACCACAAGAGCATGCTATGTGTCGAGTTAAGCTTTTAAACTCATTAGAACGCGTTATTGAGCGCTCTATGAAGCATCATTTACTGGGCACTTGGCATGCTGCAGAGTTTGTAGAATACCACAATTATGATTGGGTCTACTCAGTTGATACATCCAATCCGGTTGCTGCTGGTATGGAGCTCACTAAATATGAACCGGGATTCGGTGTATCCGATAAGCCCAAAATAAAGTTTGATGAATTTGTGTCATCAGACGTGACATCCGAGCAATTAGATGTTATAATGTATAATATAGATGAATTTAAAAGAATGGTGAAACGTGACTGATAAAATTAACCCAGATCATTATAAAGCCTCAGATAAGTTACAGGTCATTGATGTTATTGAACATTGGGATCTTGATTTCTCTAGGGGTAATGTTGCGAAGTATCTACTAAGAGCTGGTGAGAAAACTGAAGAGGGGTATGATAATATCCAGAAGGAGATTGAAGACCTCACTAAGGCCGGTTGGTATTTACAGCGCTCGATTGATAAACTTAAAAATGAAGGATGTGAATGATGAAAAATATTGTAATTTCTTTATCCGGAGGTATGGATTCTTCAACGCTATTGTTGAAGTCTATCGCCGAAGTCGGAGCTGAGAACGTGACAGCCATGTCATTTAATTATGGGCAAAAGCATGTATGTGAGTTAGAACGCGCACAACAGCTGATTGACTATCTTGCTGACTTAGGCCTTCCTGTGTCGTATCAACAGATCAATTTAGATGGATTGGCGCCTCTATTGGACTCTGCATTAGTTACTGGTGGTGCTGAGGTGCCTGAAGGACATTATGCAGAAGAGAATATGAAGGATACTGTAGTCCCTAATCGTAATAAAATCTTTGCATCTATCATCCAGTCAGTTGCGTTATCAGTTGTAAGTAAGACTGGTGAAGCCACTAATATCGCTATGGGAATCCATGCTGGTGATCATGCAGTATACCCAGATTGTCGACAAGAGTTTCGTGATGCGGACGATGCTGCATTCCGTGCTGGTAACTGGGATCATGAACTTGTTGGATACTATACTCCTTATCTTCAAGTCGATAAGTATGATATCCTTGTTGATGGACTACAACTATGTAAGGTTCTTGAGTTGGATTTCGACGAGGTCTACAGCAGAACCAACACGTCATACAAGCCCATGATGCATAACGGTAAATGGTATTCTGATTATAAGAGCTCTTCTTCCGTTGAACGACTGGAAGCATTTATTAAATTAGGTCGTGAAGATCCGGTTTCATATGCAGACGAGACAGGACCTGTGGATTATAGCGTAGCTATTACTCATGCACATGATGTGCTTATGGATCATTCAGCATGAGCAATTTCACTGATATTAAAGAGTGGTCAGATGAACGTCTTATCACCCAACAAGAACCCGATCGTAATGGATTCATCTCTATGATTGTGGAGGAGCTCGGTGAGTTCCTAGAGGCTGGGGATAATATCGATGGTCGTATCGATGCCATGGCTGATATCATTGTATTTGCGTACGGTGAGATTGCCAAGTATGGCTATGATGGTGATAAGGTCATGGGAGAGGTCATTAAGGAGATTTCATCTCGTGTCGGATCTTACTCTGAGGAGACTAAGAAATGGCAGAAGGATAAGTCACCAGAGGCACAAGCCAATTGGTACAGTGCAGACTTCACTAATTGTAAGTTATAAAATAAGTAAAGGGCCTTCGGGCCTTTTTTTATGTGCGTATAGAATTTATATAAATAGAATAAACAAATTAAATATGGTTAATTAACATATGAAAAGCTTATTACAACATCTATTTGAAAAGTCTATATATAATCCATTGACTCATAATGACCTTGCTCGTAGAGGTGGTGGGCGAATTGACGTGTTTGTTAACAAGATTAAAGATAATGAATATTTTTCTACGGTTAAAGGTGCTGTTCAACTTATAGTTAGCGACATAGACCAGCTCCGTATCGATATGGATAGCAAGGGATATAGTCAAAAGTTTAAAGGTAAAACAGACACTAATAAAAGTATTGTAATAAACTACCCCAAGGATTTTTATAAGACACCAGAGTTCGGTGGACGTGGTGCTGGATCAGGAACTTCTGCAGAAGATGTTGCCTTATCTGCTTTACGTAACTCTCTAAGGAAAGTTATGAATGATACAGGAATGCCTTACGTTAACATGATTGTTGGTAAGAATCAACATAAAGTAATTGATGTTCAAACAACTCCTGGTACTCCTAAATCAGACTTTCATCTAATCAATACGGATGGTGAAGAGTGCGTTTGGATTTCCCATAAAGATGGAAATTCTGCTAAAGACTTTCAGCAGTGGGGTGGTGTAACAGAGTTAAACAAAGCATACCCTAATCATAAAGAAATTGAGAGTTTCATAGACGCTGTGCGTACAGATTCAAATGGAGAACTTGATGGTGTTAAGTCATACAGAAGATTAATTAAAGATAAGAAATTAATCAATGTGGCTGTATATGGTGTTGGATACGGAAAAGCAGCAGGCCGCCAGAACGTTGATATACTATTACAAGGTCCTATTAAGTTGACTAAATCATCTAAAGGATATATAATGAAGTCAAACCATACATCCTATAATGGAGATCTGCCTACTCAAGATTATAAGGCAGCATTCTTTGCTAGAAAGGCTGATAGAAATAACTTCGGCATTAAGAATTCACGGTTTATGATAGCTCCTGTAGCACTTAGACGAAAAAGTACTATTGATATTTAAGAATAATTAAGAGGGCAGTAAAATGACAGACATATATCAAGGTATACACATAGCCAGTGGTGGCCAAAAACATACATCACACATTAACAAATTTGGATACTTATCTGCTGCCACCACAACCTTTGCTACTATTTGGGACGGCACTTCACCATATCCATATGCTACATCTCCATTGGTTGCAACTGTAGTATCTAGCGCGCCCGCATCCGATGATGGCGGTATAGTAGAAATTCAGGGTCTTGATCAAAACTTCGATCTACAGACTGAAATATTAACTATTGGTGGCGCCCCAAGTACAGTAACATTCTTACGTATATTCAGAGCAACGGTTATAACTTCTACCACTGGCACAACTAACGTTGGTAATGTTAACGTTAATATTAACGGATCTACACTGGCTATTATTAAAGCCGCTGCTGGGCAGACCTTAATGGCAATATATACAATCCCTGCGGGTAAGACTGGATACTTGATTAAAATTCAAGGATCAATTGAGAAGCAGAAGGAAGTTACATTCAGGATCATGGCTCGTCCATTTGGTAGTTCGTTCAATAACAAAGGTCAATTTGGATCATTTGGTTCGCCTGTTACATATGACTACCCAGTACCATTAAAGTTTACTGAAAAAACTGATGTAGAGATTCAAGTAAAAGCTGGCGCATCTACTGGTGCGGGCGCTATATTTGATATGATACTAAAGGATAACTAATGCTGGATTTTAACAACTATACACTTAACGAAGCTAAGAATACACACATGACACACATCGAAGATTTGGTTCTTGATGGTGGTGTTAAAGGAGCAAGAGAAGCAATTCTTGCCCTACGTTCATTACGTGATATGTTGGCTGGCCACACAAAAGGTAAGACTGATGTCACAGTTAAGTGGGATGGAGCTCCTGCTGTATTTGCTGGTATCAATCCAGAGAATGGTAAGTTCTTTGTTGGCTCTAAGTCCATATTCAACAAGAACCCCAAGCTCAACTATACAGCAGCAGACGTTGATGAAAATCATGGTGGTGGTCTTGCCGAGAAGTTGAAAGTTGCATTGAAAGAATTTCCCAAGCTGGGCATTAAAGGCATCATTCAAGGTGATATAATGTACACTAAGGGTGACCTGAAGAAAAATGTGATAGACGGTGAGAAGTATATTACAATGCATCCTAATACAATCGCCTATGCAGTACCAGCAGGTTCTAAATTAGCAAAGACTCTCCTTAAAGCAAATATCGGTGTCGTGTGGCATACTGAGTATACAGGCTCTTCATTAGAACACATGTCAGCGTCGTTTGGCGTCGATACTTCGAAAATGAAGACAGTACCTTCGGTGTGGTCCATATCAGCAGATTTGCCAGACATGTCTGGGATGGCCACATTCACCGCAAAGGAAACTGCGGTAGTCACCAAGCATTTATCATTAGCAGGAAAGGTATTTCAAAAGATAGCATCAAGCACCTTAAAGGAAATTGAGGGTAATAAAGAGCTCAATCTCATACTCAACACATTCAATAACACCAAAGTCCGATCAGGACAGCGTATCACCAACACAACTAAACACGTCAATGAGCTTATAGATTGGGTTAATGCCCGTTATCAGAAAGAGATAGATAAGCGCAAATCAGAGAAGGGCAAAGCATCACAGTCCAAGAAGCGTGATGATATCCTAGCATTCTTCTCACCTCAGAACAAAGCTAACCTCAAGTTAGTCTTCGATCTACAGAATCATATTGTAGAAGCTAAGCATATGCTTATTAAGAAATTGGCTCAGGTTGGTGGTATATCAACATTTGTACAAACTGCAGATGGTTTCAAAGTAACATCACCAGAAGGTTTCGTTGCCATAGATCATCTATCAGGTTCTGCTGTAAAGTTAGTTGATAGAATGGAATTTTCAAAGAATAATTTCGATCCATCGGTCATCAAAGGCTGGGAATCCGCTAATCGTGGATAAGTATAAATAACTAATAACAACATAAATTAAATGGGATTAATTACTCACATGCAAACATTTAACGAGTATATTATTGAAGGTGGTATGAATCCATATGCCAAATTCGACGAACGCAAACTTAAGAAATATATCAAGGCATTTACTGATCAGGTTGATGATTTGAAGAAAAAGGCTCTTATTCAACCGAATGCAAAAGCCAAGAAAGATGTGGCTAAAGAGTTGGCTGCAATGCAGACTAAACTTGATTATGCAAAAGCTGCATTAAGTGAGGGGACAGAGTCTCTTGATGAAGCTGCCAGTCGTGGTATTATTACTAAGGATAATCCATTCATAACCAAAGCTGCCAGTCGTGGTATTATTACTAAGGATAATCCATTCATAACCATTCACGTTAAGGGTGGCCTAGCTGGTAAGATGGCCTTTGCTGTGGCAGCGGATATATATGAACTACCAGCCGCTAATAGAAAGAAAGTGGTTGCTGCTCTTATTAAGGGTGGAGTTGGTAAGAAGATTGATATATCTAAGCACATCTCAGGATGGTATGATAACTATAAGATTGAGCGCCTACCTAATCCAGGTAAGGTTCAATTTGCATTATCACAGCATCATGCTAAAGAGCTAGGTGAAGGTGCAGAGTCTCTTGATGAAGCCAAGACAGTGGCACAACGATTAAAGATGAAACAGGCATTCCGTAAGAATAAAGCAAAGATTGCGCTTGGTCGTAAGAAGGCATCACGCAGGTTGGCCGACAAGGATACTCTCATGAAGAGAGCCCGCAAACATGCACGCAATCTTTTAGTCAAGAAGCTGACTAAAGGTAAGGATAAAGGTGAACTATCATTTGCCCAGCGCCAGAATATTGAAAAGCAGGTAGATAAAAAGAAAGGTGCTATTGATCGCATCGCTAAGAAATTACTACCTAAACTTAGACAGGCTGATAAGGATAAGCTTAAAAAGGATAAAAAGGACTAATATTCATGTTTAAGTCGTTCGGAGAATATATCACAGAGGAAGCCTCTGGTGTGGTGTTTACATTTGGTCGCTTTAACCCACCCACAGTGGGCCATGAAAAGCTTCTAGATGTGGTGGCCAAGTCTGCCAAGGGTGATGATGCATATCGCATATACGCATCCCAGTCATCTGACGTTAAGAAGAATCCTCTAGCCTATGATGATAAAATTAAATTCATGCGTAAGATGTTCCATAAACATGGCAGAAACATCATATATGACACATCCATTAAAACTGCATTAGATGTTCTGGTGAAGCTCTATGATGACGGCTTTAGCAGAGTTTCGATGGTGGTTGGGTCTGATAGAGTAAATGAATTTACAGCATTGGCCAATAAATATAATGGTATGAAGGCCCGTCATGGATTCTATAACTTCGAAGGTGGTGTCAACATCATTTCCGCCGGTGAACGTGATCCTGACTCTGAAGGTGTATCTGGCATGTCTGCCTCTAAGATGAGAGCCGCCGCGGCATCTAATGACTTCGAGATGTTTAAGAAGGGCCAACCCAAATCATATCGTGGTGGCCAGAAGCTATTCAATGCTGTGCGCTCTGGTATGGGGTTGAAGGAATCTTATACATACAGGAAACATATCCAACTAGAGAGTGTTTCTGAGACAAGAGAGGATTATGTATCTGGAGGCATGTTCAGTCCGGGTGATATGGTTGTTGTGAAGGAATCTGATGAGGTTGCTACAGTGACCCATTTGGGTGCTAACTACCTCATAGTTATAACTGCAGACGGAAAATCGCTGCGTAAATGGATAGACAGTGTGGAGAAGATAGATGGATAATTCTGTTGGAGATAGAGCGGTAGCTGTGGGTAATGCAGCACATAAACGTCTAGATCGTATAGAAGCTAAGATCGATAAATTGACCGATTTTATGATCGCAATTGCCCGTGTGGAAGAAAAACAGGCTGCGGATTCTGAGGAGATTAAATGTATACTCCGGAGAATGGAAATAGCTGATGAGAAGGCAGATCGAGTTGATTCGCGCCTAGATCAAACAGAGGTTAAGGTGTCATTAATATCTCGTGTATTTTGGGCAGTTATCATATCAGTAGTTGTCGGCACATTAGGCTATCATGGGGTTAACTGAGAATGATGACATTTAAAGAATATTCAGAAATGGAAGAAGGTTCTGGTTTAGAATTCCTTTCGACGTTTGTGCCTACCGCATTGATGAATGTAATAAAGAAGTCTGTTAATAAGGATAAATACATTAAAGCCGCTGATCTATATAGAGATATAACTAAAGATAAATCTCGTAATGTATCTAAGAATTTGGCAATAAAGAAAGTGGCTGACCTTGTCGGTTTAAACATTAAAGATTTAACTAAAGTTTTAGCGGGAGCGTAAACATGCTTGATATTACACAAAAGGAACTCGATGCAGTTCGAAACGTCCTTGAAGGCGCGGATAAAGATACTAAAGGTGACGGAGATGCATACAAGAAGTTCTTCGCGGGTGCATTGAAGAAATTCGGTGTGTCTGATCCGTCTGGGCTTAAAGGTGATGCTAAGAAGAAATTCTATGATTACGTAGATGCTAACTGGGAAGCTGATGACGAGAAAGTAGAATCCGCTTCTAGGAAAGAAGGTGCATGCACGTGCGAAGATCACGATCTTCATGAAAATTGCGACGAAACTTGCAAGTGCACAGATGTGTCTGAAGCAGCACAAGCAACTTGGGTTGTTACTGTAAAGAAGGCATTCAATGCACTCAAGAAGAAAGCATCTGTGGAAGTTGTTGCCCGTAATACAACAGAAGCATTAAAGAAGGCTGCTAAGAAGCTAGGCGACGCCGATGCTTGGAAGCATTCTGGAATTTTAGACGTTAAGAAGAAATAAGGAAAGTAAAATGAATCCTAAATTTAAAAGAGCACCAATCAATTCAAAATTAACCACTGGTGGTTTTGTAGACAAAATAAGTGGTGAGTTGCTTACATGTGGTAAGTTCACTAAAGCAGAATGTGATGAATTTAATGGAGTTGCGGTAAGTGAGAAGTCATCCAAGCCAGTAAAGAAAAAAGGTATCATCAATAAGATATTGGGATAATTAATGTCATTATTTGATTCGTTGAATGCTGCGAATTTTACTTTATTTGCAGCTAAATATTATAATAATCCTCAGTGCACAAGTACTGATGAGTTTAAAGAGGATCTTCTGAGGTTTAAATACCTCAAGAAGCTTCTAACCAGATATCATAATAATAACGACCTGCAGATAAGGCTCATCTTAAATCATATTATTGTAATTTATAATATATTTGAGATGGATGCAGCGACTGCATTATTATTCCATAAGGTACCTTCATATAATTGGCCGGCGTTAGTTTCAATACTAAAGTTTTTGAATTATATGCCAAAGGAGATGGACCTAGTGTCTGATGAATTTATAAAAGCAGAATTGGAAAAGATCTAATGGGTATTTTAACAACAGCAGCAGATACAGTATATACATTCAGGTTTCTGAAGATTTTGGTAACTCCATGGAATGAAATGCCTGCATTTAAAGTTGGTGTTATCGATAAGGACGGGGCCCCACAACTCAAGATTAAGGATATGACTTCGGAACAGCGAGATGTATATACAATGTTCCATCGTTTGGTGTTCAAATTCAAAAGGCTGATGGCCAAAGTTCCTGGTGGCAAATCCCGTATAGGGTCATATGTTGCTGCTCTTTGGTTGATCAAAGAAGAAACAGGTTTAGATGATCATGCACTGCATTCGATATTGGAAGATTATATTGATATATCAGCATCTGATATCAATGAGAACTTTGTTGTCGGCATGCATAATGAACTATTACCTGGTGTATATAAACTAACTAATAGTATATTATCACCCACAACAGGTGAAACCATAGCCAATCCCGGTGATAAAGTCATAGCCCATGGTAATGAGATATTAGAAGGATGTGTGTTTAATTACAACATATATTCAGTTCAGCATCAGGCAACCAAGCAGATGATATTTGTATCATCTGGTGATATAACGAGGTAGGTATGTCCGAAGCACCTAACAATAATACATCGCAAGTGGCGAAGAAAGACATGCCACTCAAGAATAAAAAGAAGACCTATGATGTGATACGTAGATATAAGAAATTCTCAGTACCGCCAGAGACATTCCGCAAGTTTGAAACTGGTCGTAATAAGTTCGAACGATGGTCTAAATATCTAGATTTAGAAGATGGGTCACAGAAAGCAGTTTACGATTATGCCAAAAAGAATCCAAAGAATACTATAATTCTAACAGACGCGACCACTGGTGCTATGCGATCTATTAGAAAAAGATCCTCAAACGGGTTGTAATAACATCAAATTTATGTTATAATATAAATAAGAAAAACTAAGAGATTAAACAGAATGAAATCATACAATCAATTTGTGGTCGAGGTAGTAACCCAAGCCACCATATTCATGAACCGTAATGTGAATGGTAGTAGCTTCTTCGTGGCATTATCAGAGAAAGAACAAAAGGCGATGTTAAAGGCTTTGCATAATCATAGCCGTTCTGAATATGAGCTTATGGACTTCCTTGAAGAAATTGACGACAAAGTTAAATATACAGAAACATTGTCAATTTCATTTGATGGATATAATATCGGCCTATATGCAAGTGGTGGCCGATTGCGTATCGCTGCTGGTGGGTCATTAACTGAACCTAAGCTACTCAAGAAAATGTTGGATATCCCGAAATTGATTAAGGCAATACCATCAGCTAAAATTAAAGGATAAACCTGTTGCCATTGTCCCCTAAATATGCTATAATATAGTATATAAAGAGGAGTATAATTATGTTTGGAATAGCATCAAGTATTCGGATGTTAGCTCTTGGTGGTTTTATATCGGTAGCCGCTGCAGGCTACTGGTATTATACTAAATCACAGGAGCAGATTACACATCTGCAAAATCGTGCTGCTCAATCAGACGCAGCCATTCAAATCCAGAAAAACTTCATATCTAAACAGTCAGAGCTCCTGACCGACATGACCGATAATGTTGAATTAATTCAAGACATCCAAAACGAGCTCGTCGCAAAACAGCGGGATAGTGCTAAAGAAGTGTCTGAGTTAAAAAATAAATTCAATAAAAATTCTGGTGGTGGTGATAGGGACCTTGGTCTCCTTGCTGCAGCCAAACCTGCTTTAATACAGAAGATTGTCAATGACGCAATTGATACACTTGGTACTGAAATTGAGGAAATCACACAATGAAAACGCCAATTATATTATCAACACTATTGATCGTTTCAGGCTGCTCGACATTCTCATCTAATGACTTGGAACCTATCACGGTTATTGAAACACCGCTCCCAGATTATACAGATCCCACTTTAGATATCCCAAAACCCGCACCTATTGAATGGAATGATATGAATATTATCATACTCACTCCGGACACTACAGACGAAGAGTTTGATAAACTTGAAGATGATCAGCGGGTGTTTTTTGCGGTTACTGATAATGGGTATGAATCTATGTCACTCAACTTCGCTGAATTGAAGCGATATATAAAAGATCAAAATAATATTATTATAGCATACAAGAAATACTTTGAGGAAAAGAAATGAATGACATTCTAATCACGAAAAGAAGCGGTGAAAGAGAGGAGTTCGAATTAGAAAAAATACATAAGATACTTGAGTGGGCATGTGAAGATATATCCGGCGTATCTATATCGGAGATAGAACTGCGTTCGAATATCCAGTTGTATAACTCAATCCCAAGTGCAGAAATTCACGAACTGTTAATCAAATCATCTGCGGATCTCATATCAGAAAACACTCCAAATTACCAATATGTGGCAGCTCGTTTAGTTAACTATAAGATCCGTAAAGAGGTCTATGGTGGCTTTAAACCCAAGACTTTGCATGAAGTTGTAGTTGCTAATATAGAACGTAAGGTATATGACCATACTATCACAGATGTATACACTACTGATGAATTTGATAAGATGGAATCATTCATTAAACATGAACGTGATAATACATTCACATATGTTGGTATGGAACAGTTTCGGGGTAAGTACTTAGTTCAAGATAGAAAGACCAGAACATTATATGAAACACCACAAGTGCTGTATATGATGATATCAGCAACCCTGTTTCAAAATTACCCCAAAAACACGAGAATGAAATATGTCAAAGACTTTTATGATGCAGTGTCGCAGTTCTACATATCACTACCTACACCAATTATGGCTGGGGTTCGAACTGGCACTAGACAATTCTCGTCATGTGTCCTCATTGAATCCGGCGACACGCTTGGGTCTATCAATGCGACATCGACTTCAATTGTTCGCTATATATCTAAGAAAGCTGGTATCGGTATCAGTGCAGGTAGGATACGCGGCATTGGTGCTAGGGTGGGAGACGGTTCTGTTGTTCATACTGGTCTTATACCATTTTTAAAATATTTCCAGGCAGCAGTTAAGTCATGTAGTCAAGGTGGTGTTCGTGGTGGGGCTGCCACTGTATATTATCCATTATGGCATTGGGAGTTTGGGGATCTTATTGTATTGAAGAATAATAAAGGTACAGAAGAGAACCGCATCAGGCAATTGGACTATGGTGTGCAGTTCAACAAACTAATGTATGAACGATTACTATCCGGTGGCAATATTACATTCTTTTCGCCTGATGAAGTGCCCGATTTATATAAAGCGTTTTATGATGACCAGGATAAATTTAAATCACTCTATGAAAAATATGAGAGAAGTCGATCAGTACGTAAAAAGTCTCTCCCCGCATTAGAAGTATTTTCAATGTTCTTGACTGAACGTAAAGAGACTGGTCGGATTTACCTACAGAATGTGGATCATACAAATGATCATGGCGCATTTATTCCTGAACTGGCCCCTGTTAAAATGAGTAATTTATGCGCAGAGATAGCTTTACCGACAACACCTCTGGAACATGCAGATGATCCTAATGGAGAAATTAGCTTATGTACATTAAGTGCAATAAATTGGGGCATCATTAATGAACCTAGAGAGTTTGAGAAGTACTGTGACTTGGCAGTACGATCACTTGACGAATTGCTTGACTACCAAGATTACCCTGTCCCAGCAGCAATGGCTGGAACTGAGCGTCGCAGACCACTGGGTATCGGTATCATTAACCTTGCTTACTTTTTAGCCAAGCGAGGTTTAAAATATAATAATGATGCATTATCAACGATTGATGAATATGCAGAAGCTTGGAGTTATTACCTAATCAAAGCATCTAATGGCCTCGCAAAAGAAAAAGGCTCATGCCCGGCTTCATACGAGACTAAGTATGGATCTGGACTAGTCCCAAGAGATACATATAAGAAAGAAGTTGATGAATTAGTACAAGACGCTGAAAGAATGCCATGGAGTGAATTGAGAAGTGATCTGAATGAATATGGTATCCGCAACTCAACACTAATGGCATTAATGCCCGCCGAGACAAGTGCTCAGGTGAGTAACAGTACTAATGGTATTGAACCACCACGTTCACTTGTATCTTATAAGCAATCAAAAGATGGTGTTATGGCTCAGGTAGTTCCTGGATATCATCATCTGAAAAATAAGTATGATCTATTATGGGACCAGGAAGGGCCATCAGGATATCTTAAAGTTTGTGCTGTATTGCAGAAATATATAGATCAAGCTATATCAGTTAATACATCATATAACTCAGACCATTATCCTGGAGGTAAGGTACCAATGTCTGAGATGATTAGAGACCTCATCAACTTTTATAAATATGGAGGTAAACATCTATATTATTTCAATACCCATGACGGTGCTGGTGATAATATAGATGATGAAAATGAAGAAGATTGTGATTCATGCAAAATATAATGGAGAAGTGAATGGGCGTATATACCGTAGCAAAGAAGTCTCACCTTGAGCGAAATATGTTTTTTGATGATAGTGTTGATATTGCGCGTTATGATGAAGTAAAGTATTTGGGGTATGAAAAGTTAACTGACAAGATGCTGGGTATGTTCTGGCGCCCCGACGAGATTGATGTTACTAAAGATAGAGCAGAATTTCGTGATTTGTCTGAGCATGAGCAACATATATTTACTTCAAATCTGAAGAGACAGATATTACTAGACTCAGTACAGGGTAGATCACCCAACTTGGCTTTGTTACCAATATGTTCATTGCCTGAATTGGAAGTGATGATTGAGACTTGGGCTTTCTTTGAGACTATTCATTCGCGTTCATATACACATATCATTCGTAACATTTATCCTAATCCATCTATTGTATTTGATGAAATCAATAGCATATCTGAAATTCTCGATTGTGCAGATGATGTATCAAAATACTATGATGACTTGATTAGATTGAATAATGAAGCATCTGTAGGAAATGTAGTTTTTCCATATGAACACAAAAAGGCATTATGGCTGTGTCTTCATTCTATATACATACTAGAAGGCATTCGTTTTTATGTTTCATTTGCATGCTCTTGGGCATTTGCAGAATTGAAGAAGATGGAAGGTAATGCCAAGATCATTAAGTTGATTTGTCGTGATGAGAATTTACACTTATCTGCATCCACTCAAGTCATCCGCAATCTTCTTAAAGAGGATCCAGATTTTGTCCGGATCCAGAAAGATTGCACTGATGAAGTTACTTCCATGTTCTTAGATGCCATTAATCAAGAGAAAGAATGGGTAGATTTCCTATTCAAAGATGGATCAATGATTGGTCTGAATGGCATTATACTGAAAGAGTATGTTGAATGGATAGGAACCAAACGAATGAAGACGTTGGGATATATGTCACCGTTCCAGGTATCACAGGCAAATCCGCTGCCTTGGACGGAGAAGTGGATCTCAGGAGCTCAAGTTCAAGTAGCACCACAAGAAGTAGAAATTTCCTCTTATATTGTTGGGGGAGTAAAACAAGATGTCACTGATGACACACTAAAAGGACTAAGTCTATGATTGAAATTTACGCAAGGGAACATCCCCCGTGCACACACTGTATTGCAGCAGTTAATTTATGTGAAGCACAAAACATTGAATATACTAAGCATGTACTTGGTACTGATTTCACGAGAGAGCAACTATTTGAGAAGTTCCCAGATGCTCGAACATTTCCACAGATAACCGATGATGGTGCGTATGTTGGTGGGTTTGATGACCTACTCAGCACACTTGCAGCAAAGCAGGTAAAGGAGATGGGCTTTAATGACCTATGATATCATTTGTGCTGATTGCGACACTGAGTATGAAATTATAGATGATGATGATTTAGAGTTAGAGCCATGCTACTGCCCATATTGTGGTATTAAATATGAGCAGCCGACAGAAAGCGATGAAGATGTGGGTTTATAAAGGTGAGGAATGGGCCCCTAGTAAAGAAGAGCTGGAATTGTATATTGGGTTTGTGTATATTATAACAAACGTAGATAATGGTAAGAAGTATATAGGTAAGAAGATCCTATGGTCTAAGCGGAGATTGCCACCGTTAAAGGGTAAGAAGAGAAAGCGTATTAAAATATCAGAATCTGATTGGATGAAGTATTACGGTTCTTCAGAAGACATCAAGGCCTTGGTTGAAAGCTCCGGGTGCGAATCATTCCATCGGGAGATCTTACACCTGTGTGCAACTAAGGGTGAGATGAGCTATCTGGAAATGAGAGAGCAGATCATACGTGATGTTTTACTAAAGCCAGACGAATATTATAATGGATTTGTTGGTGGTAAGATACATCGTAATCATGTTAAAAATCTATCAGCAAATGATATGAAATGAACTTAAATAATTGTGTACATTTAGTCAAAGATGTGGTATAATATATTATGAGTAAAGATAATATTGTAAAGTTCCCGGGAGTCAAGGCAAATAAGCACTTGGCTAAGAGAAATCAGCAGGAAGCTAGGATTGTTGATATTGAAGAATATGTGCAATATATGACTGATGTGATTATAGAGCAGATAATTTCCGATGGTTATAATGTCGATGATGAAGCCTTGATAAATGACCTGACAGTCACTATCAATATGTTTTGTGGTGCTCTATGCCGTGTTGATGGGATTCCCCACTTCACGCATGATATACTAGATACTATGCATGCAGAACTTGGAAAATTACTTGAAGGTGGTTATGATGAAGGTGAGGATGAATGATTTTATTAGACTTTAACGGTGTTGTTGTTGGTACTATTGTGATGCAGAAGCTTGAAATAAGTGAAGACATCGTACGACATATTATACTTAATTCTATTAGGATGTATAATAAGAAATTCCGTGATAGTCATGGTGCAATGGTCATATGTACAGAGGGTAAGCGCAACTGGCGCAAGACATATTACCCTCAATATAAGCATAAACGCAAAACCTCTAGAGAAGCATCTGCTATCGATTGGCCAGAGGTGTTTCGAATCATTAATCTCGTAACTGAAGAAATCAAAGAGAACTTACCTTGGTACGTTGTCAATGTAGACACATGTGAGGCTGATGATGTTATAGCACATATCGCCCTGTCAACTCAAGAGTTTGGCCAACACGAAGATGTTATGATTGTATCTGCAGATAAGGATTTCCTACAGCTGCAAGAAGGTACTACAAATATCCAGCAATTCAGTACCATGACCAAGAAGCTTCTCCTACAGAAGGATAAATTCGACATACATGAACATATATGTAAGGGAGATTCTTCTGATGGTGTGCCTAATATTTTATCAGGTGATGATACGTTCGTGGAAGGTATTAGACAAGCACCAATGACTAAGAAAAAGATTGAACAATGGCGTGATCTTAGTATCATGCCTGATGATACTAAACGCAATTATGCACGGAATTCGAAGTTGATTGATCTTAGGGAAACCCCCGATGATATCCAAGCTGAGATACTTAATGCCTGGAATACTAAGAAACGTGCACATGGATCCAAAGTGATGAATTACCTCATCAAGAATAGATGTCGCAATTTAATCGAATGCGTGTCTGACTTTAATAATAATTATTAATTTATAAATACGATTATAACCAATAACTGATACGGAGGCTTCTAAAACTTTTCCCATAACGAAAAAGGAGACTCTAATGTCACCAGCACAAATTGAACGTTTACGCAAAGATTCACGAGAATTATGTCATTATGAAAAGCATTTAGAAAAGAAAGGTAATACTATGTTGATGTATAAGATTAAGAAGAAACGGGAATATTTAGAATCGAAGATTATGGATATTATATCATATGCCGCTGTATGATTATGGCTGCGGTGAGTGTGAACATACATTCACCGCAATGAAACGAATTAGCGAAAGAAATAATCCTGGTCCTTGTGAGAAATGTGGTAATAAAAATGTAAATTTATTACTAAGTATGCCAGCCATACTCTATTCAGGGACAGGCACAATTCATAGTAAAACAGATGATGGTTGGAAAGATCGTTTGAAGACTATCAAGAAAAATAACCCACTAGGTAACATTGACATATAATGGCTATTAAAAAGGCAACTAAACTGAAGTTAGAGCATCTCGCGAAAGTAGAACCAGCCACTGATACACAGCGAGTTGTATTCAAAGATTATAATGACGGATTTAACCTAGTATTAAACGGATCCGCCGGAACGGGTAAGACATTCATTGCTATGGCTCTTGCATTGGAAGATGTTCTAGATAGAGAGACTCCATATGAGCGTGTGATCGTTATCCGTTCTATAGTACCAACAAGGGACATAGGATTTCTTCCGGGTGATGAAGAAGAAAAGAAAGATGCATATACAGGCCCATATCGGTCTATATGCCAAGAGCTATTACCTGAGCAAGGTGATGTGTGGGAAAGATTGACAGAGCAACATACAATCGAATTCCTATCAACATCATTCATTCGAGGTATTACTCTAAATAATGCTATCATTGTTGTTGATGAGATGCAGAACATGAACGGACATGAACTTGATTCAGTTATCACTCGTGTTGGTCGTGATTGTAAATTTATTATGTGTGGTGACTATTATCAGTCAGACCTCAAGAAAGGTGAAGAAAGAGATGGTATTGTAAATTTCCTAGACATCCTTAGGGAGCTTAAGAAATTTAGTGTTATCGAATTTAGATGGTCAGATATTGTGAGATCAGGACTTGTTCGTGATTACATAATGACAAAAGAAATGAGAATTAAAAATGGCAAAGTTTAAAAGATTTGATGCGTCTAACAAAAAGAAGGACAAATACAAATCAGGAATGCGTGAGGATAGCTTTAAGAAGATGTCCAAATTAGATTATAAGTATAAGAGTAAAAAAATAGATTATGAGCAACTTTCATCATACGAAGATTGACCTCGGATATAAAGACTTAGATACAGTAACACTGAAATCTGGCAGGACATATTCCACGCCTAAGGGTATTAAATACCCATCAGTGACTACTGTATTGTCTATATTATCATCTGATGGCATAGATGCTTGGCGCAAACGTGTTGGTGAAGAGAAAGCCAATGCTATATCATTCCAAGCATCTAATCGCGGTACCGATGTTCATGACTGCCTTGAAAGGTATGTGGCAAATGATCCCGCTTATGCAAAGGGTTATATGCCACATATTACAATGGCTGTGAATAAAATTAAACCAATCCTTGAGGAGCGTCTTGGGACGGTATATGCCCAAGAAGTTGCCTTATATTCGGATCATCTAAAACTTGCTGGTAGGGTGGATATGATTGCAGAATGGGATGGGGTTCTATCAGTCATAGATTGGAAGACCTCTAAGAAGGAAAAGAAGCATGAGTGGGTAACTAATTACTTCATTCAAGAATCATCTTATGCTATTATGTGGGAGGAGAGAACAGGTACTCCTATAACACAGTTGGTTACTATCATAGCATGTGACGAGTTAACTGAACCTCAAGTGTTCATCGAACACAGAGATACATGGGCTTCTGACCTGATAAAAACAATTGAGAGGTACTACAATGAAAGATGAATATGCTTTTGACTTTGGTTTTACTATTGTCACCGAAGATGAACTAGAAGTGGTTCAAGAGGTCAAGGCTGGCCAGAAGAATGCATCCGCCAATGCATTGAAATATGCAGATGAATTGCAAGCACTCCGTGCGGCTATTCAACCCCTCTTAAATAATTTAAGGGTAAACCCAGAGAAGGACTATATCTACTGGCCAGATCGTTTGGAGAAGGTAGATGCATTCGAAGCATATATAGATAAAATATACGAGGGATAATATGAAACCAAAACAAAACCCTGTTGCAAAATATGCACGCAGGGTCAATAGAGCGTCAGTCCATAGAGACAAAACAAAATATAATAGAAAAAGACTCAAGAGCCAAATCCCTCGCGAGTCTTTTTTATTGTATGTACAGTCCATATTAGTATAAGAAACTGGGTGCCATATTATCAGTATTATGTTATAATATATCTGAGAAATGAAAAATTAATTATGGAGTAACATATATGTTCGATTCACAAGCACGATATGAAATGATCAAAGTAGCTGCTGAGAAGTTAGCGTTCCGTAAGAAGATCCGAAACAAATCATCTATCGCATTACGTCTTCGTAAAGCTGTTAAATGGTCTGAAGAAGGTATGACTAAGAAGGAATTGGATAGTCAGTATAATGATAGGGCCATCAGTAAGATGGATGATAACCATAATCAGTGGACTGATTCTGCTGCGTATGCTAAAAAGCACTATGGTGATATTCATAGTGAAACTACCAAATTTGATAATGATTGGGATTAATAATATGAAAATTTCGAAACTAAAACAAGCACTACTAGAAAGCCAATGTGAAGTTGTGTTCACTAAAGCTGATGGTTCAGAGCGAGTAATGCAATGCACTCTGATGGATAGTATTGTACCCACTACAGTGGTTAACCCAGACAAACCCGAACGTAAAGTGAACCCTGATGTCCAACCTGTATGGGACACTGAAGCACAGGCTTGGCGTGCATTTAGATGGGATTCATTGAAGTCATTGAATATTATCAGTTGACATTTCTGCAAAAGTATGTTATAATATGTATATAATCTGAAAAAGGTGTAACACCATGGCTAAAGTCAAACGCGGTAAATCAATCGATGCTCAGCATCTAGGCACAGAACCAGTATTCTCTGGGGAGTATGTCGGGTCCAACCGTAAGATGGTGTTACTCGATGCACTGAACTACTACAACTATAAGTTCAAGCTTGTAGATCATAGAAAGGTGTGTGTTGAGTATGCTAAAGGTGTCTACACCGGAACCCAGTTAACTGCAATTACAGCATGTCCTAATTATGGATTCAGTAATGCTCTGTCTACTATGATTCGCATAGGCAAGAGGGGTTGGGAGTATAGTCAAAAAGAGCAGGATGAGATTACTGCGGGTTTTGAACGTATTATCAATATAGGGAGTGAGGTTGCTCCAGCGGCCACTGTGAACGCACCTAAGGTTGATAAGCCAAATCCGGCGAAACGATTAGAGGATAAGATATTCGCAACGATCATGAATGATCTGGTGGATCTCGAAGATGAATGGATTACTGGTCATGAGAAGGTTAGTATTGATATATTCACATTGGTTCAGGCACATGGTATATCTGGTGCAAAGGCTGCTCCTTATATCAATTCATGGGCAGAGGAACGCATCCGGGAATATGAACGTGCTTTGTCTGACAAGACTGAAGATGCTCAGTTCAAGGAAGCTTATAGCCATTTAACTACAGCTAAGATAAAGAAGCGTATTGGGATACTACGAGGTATTATGGACGAGGCTGAACAGTTAAAGCTGTCTGCTAAAGCCACACGTAAGCCTCGTAAGACGCGTGCCAAGTCTGCAGATAAGCAAGTTGAGAAGGTTCAGTATGAAAAGGTCTCTACTGAGTATAAACTAACATCTATCAACCCTGTGAGTATCATTGGTGCTCATCATCTATATGCATTTAATGTGAAGAAGAGAACCTTGACTATGTTTGTCACCACAAGGATAGATGGCTTTGAGGTCAAAGGATCAACTCTTCTACATATAGATCCTGTAGAGTCTATCACCGTTAAGTTAAGAGATCCGAACTCATTCATGAAGATCGTTCTTAAAAAGACTAAGAATCAGATCAGCAAGGAATGGGGTAAACTGACCACCAAGACAGCAGCAGCACCATCAGGACGTTTGGTGAAAGATCATATATTATTAAGGGTTATTTAGTATGGACATTGCTGGGATGAAGATCATGACTCGTGTCAGATTTTCCAAGTTAGTGGAGGATCTATTAGTCAGGTCGCGGGGTGATATCAGCTATGTCGATGCTATCCTTGAGATAGCGGATCGATGTGGTATCGACCCCTCCGATGTAAATAAGTTATTGTCTAAGCCTTTAATCGAAAAGGTTACTGCAGAGGCTCAGAGAGCTCGTCTATTGAAAATACCATCATTGAATACACTACCAGTATGAAATTTGACGAATATGATATATACTGTTTGTACATGGCACTGAAGTTGCATTATTCAAGTGACACGTATGATGCAGTCAAGTACAGGTTTAAGACTAATGTCAAGCCACAGACATTCTGGAAGAGGAAAGATAGGTATTTCTTCTATAGGGTTGGGGTTAAGCTAGACTGGAATAGGGAATTAATCTTAGATTACTTCAATGCATATTTCTCCTCAGACGTTGTGTGGGTGGGATCAATGCTTGAAGATGAACGTATATGGACTGACCAGCAGAAAAAACTGCAGTCATTACAGTACACATTTAAGAATGATATATACAACCTACATGAAGAGTATGAGAGCTTTGATGATCTATTTGATATCACCGATAGCCCTCATCCTCCTATTGTAGTGAAATTGCTTTCGGGCGACATCTGTATAGAAACCATAGTTATATTGAATAAGGTTCTTGGGTTCATTCCAAGGCTGAAAATCAATGAGACAATGGTATGGCCTGACCTGAAGAAGCGAATTCTGAAGTATGGGCTAATGATCGATCAGAAAATACAAACTAAGGTATTTAAAACAATTACCTTAAAAGAGTGGACTTCTTGATCAAAATATGTTATAATATAAATTAGAATATACACTAGAATATACACTAGAATATACACTAGAATATACACTGTAAATACACTGTAAATATAAAGGAAACAATATGTCTTTTACAAATATGAAAAAGCAGCGAGCAGCTGCAATGAGCAAACTTCTATCATCAGCAAAGAATGCTGGTGGTGGTAATGATTCGAAGTCTTATAAGGACGAACGTCTATGGAAACCATCTGTGGATAGTTCTGGTAATGGATATGCTGTTATTCGTTTTTTACCTGCAGCTGAAGGTGAGGATAATCCATGGATTCAGTATTGGGATCATGGCTTTCAAGGACCCACTGGTCGTTGGTATATCGAGCGGTCATTAACATCACTAGGTCAACAGGATCCTGTGTCTGAGTTAAACTCAACGTTATGGGCAACTGGTGATGACGAGAATAAGAGTATTGTACGGAAGCGCAAGCGTCGTCTGCATTATGTCTCTAATATCATGGTTGTCGAGGATCCTAAGAATCCTCAGAATGAAGGTAAGGTATTCTTATACCAATACGGTAAGAAGATCTTTGATAAGTTGTTGGATGCGATGCAACCTGAGTTTGCAGATGAAACTCCAATGAACCCATTTGACTTTTGGGAAGGTGCTGACTTTAAGCTGAAGATTCGTAAGGTTGAAGGATGGCAGAACTATGATAAGTCAGAGTTTGCTCGTATGCGTTCTGTGTCAGATGATGATGCTGTATTGGAGAAATTGTATGGTAAGATCCATTCACTCGCCGAATATAACGATGCAAGTAACTACAAGACTTATGCAGAGCTAAAGACCAAACTTAACCAGGTACTTGGTGAGGAAGGTATGGTATTATCCACGGCAGAGCATGTATCTCTGGACGAAAGTTTAGAAGCAGCTCCTATGAAATCATCAGCTCCACAACCGGCAGCTGTAGTTTCAAAGCCGTCAGTAGATGATGACGATGATACTCTAAGCTATTTTAATAAATTAGCCGCTGATGATTAATCACACGTAGAAGAAAAAAAGGGGCTTAATTGCCCCTTTTGTTTATCTGCCTTTACGGCGTTTAAATGTTGCACCCAGTTGATCTGTATCAGTCTTTGCTGCAGCAGGCAGAGCTGTTGTTACCACTGCGTTGTTATTTACGACATTTGATTTAGTGCTAGCGTCTACTATATTAGATCCAACTGAACCAAAGCCCTTTCTTTCCTTGGCTGTAGAAATTGCTGTTTTTTCTGTCTGAGCTAATGCTAATCTAAATCCTGAATCAACACCAGAACCAATGCTTGGCTTAGCTACCTCTATAGGTGGTGGAAGTTTAGTACCATGCTGATCTATTCCAGCCCATTCATATATTCCTGCAGGGATAGCTTTATCAATAACTTGATTAGTTATCCACGACATCATGCCATCACCTTCAGCGCGCTTAGGAAGTATTCCTGCAACAAGACTCTTTAACATATCAGAGGCAGCATTCTTCAATGAAGAAAACTTATCAGATAAAATCTGGCCAGTCTTAGAGAAGTCGAATAAATCGATAATCCAATTTACAGCCTTACCCACCATGTTAAACATAGAGGTAAATATGTTTTCAACCTTACCGCCTATATCATATGATTTAACGGCATCTGCCTCTTCATCAAATCCAAATAAGCCTAACAATTTTTCAACAGCAAGGCTGGCTAGTTTATATGGAGCTGCAACAACTCCCTTGATTAAGTTTTTAACGTCTGTTAGAATTGTAGAGAAGTCAGTCTCTCCAGTAAATATACCAACAGCGTAATTAAACATATCAGTAATATTACCCATAAGTCCATCAATAATCTTATTGAATTCGTCTGTGAAGCTAAACGATTTCAACGCATCTGCCTCTTCATCAAATCCAAACTTTGTAAGTATCCACGCAACACCCTTCTTTAGCATATCAAGTGGTACTGTAATCAATGAGTTTATCAAAGCTTTGGCTGCCCCACTAATCGCACCAACAATACCACCTTCTTCATAACCAGCCATTGCGCCCTTTACAGTATCCCATACAGTCATTATAACGAATAGGGGCGCAAATATTTTACTTACAACACCTGATACCATACCAAACACTGCAGCAATAGGCTTAAATATAGTCTTGATGGTATTAACTACTTTCATTATAGGGGCAAACACCTTACCAACTGCAGAAGTTGCACTAGCTTTAACAAATGTGAACAATTCAGTAATAGGAGCAAATACACCTATAAGAGGTTTGAATACAGAACCAAGCGTAGTGAAGACGGCGTTGATTGGCTTCATAATCACGGCAAACAGCTTAACAGCTTTAGTCGATATGCTAGTCTTTAATGAAGTGAACAACGTTGATAACTTAGTTGATGTCTCTGATTTAATACCATCAAACGCGACCCCGAGCTGACTGGACACAGCGGCCATAGGTTTAAATATAGACTTGATTGAGTCAATTACTCTTATTAGGGGAGCAAAGACCTTACCAATTGCAGAAGTTGCACTAGCTTTAACAAATGTAAACAATTCAGCAATAGGAGCAAATATAGTACCAAGCTTCATGAAGACTGCATTGAATGGCTTCATAATCACGGCAAACAGCTTAACAGCTTTAGTCGATATGCTAGCCAACTGACCGAATATAACCTTAACTGCTTTAATATAACCAGTAACGAGTCCGGTACCAATACCAGCCAAACCCGCCGCAAGTAATGCAACAGGACCTACATTCAATGCTCCAGGTCTCTCATCTTCACTACTTGGACTAACTCCAATTTTAGTGTTGCCATCAACTAGTAGCTGAATGTTATCAGAAATCTTTTCTATGAGACTCATCATCTCACGCTTCGACTCTTTATCAGCAAGTCCTGTATCTTCATTATCAGGTACAGAGATAGGAGAGGTGGGAATCTTATACATGTTGTTAAACATTTTAAGAAGTGGGGATTTCATCTCAAGGAGATGCCGCCTAGCATTTCTAGTATGCTCTTCAATCTTATGAAGTCTACCCTCTTGCTGCTCGTTACCGCTTTTAATCTCATCTATTACGTTCGAGAATGATAATGTTGTCATTTTAATTATTTCCTAGATGCTGACATCCATGCGCTTGCGCCCATGTAAGTGCCAACAATACCAGCCATAGCGATAAAGAATAATCCTATAAGATCACTCAATGCCGATACTCTATCTACTGATATCGCCGGTGTGAATAAAATAAGAGGAGCAATGATCATTGCAACCATAGCGGTAATGGCCATGGTTCTTTGCGTGTCGATGCGCCTCTCATGTAAACTTAATTCTTTTTCACTCACTTTGCCATCACCATCTATATCCAATTCTGAAGTTGTTTTTGTTATTGTTGTGTCAGATTCCGACATACTACCCTCTGCAGATTATTTATTTCTCTCGTTTTCGGTCTTTATATGATCAATCAACATAGCTAAATAAATTTCCCTTTCCCATGGTACCATATTTTCGAGTTCAGACAATGAATAATTGTGGTGCTGCATCATTGAAAAATTGACTCTATAATGGTTAACCAACGTATCATGCGAGAGGGCTATTTGAAAAAATTAGCTAATCCTTTAACATTAATATCATTATCTTCACCACATTTAGTGCATTTAAATTCAACGTCAATATATGCATGGGGCATATTAGTTACAAAATTGTTTACCTTTTGAAATTGCTCCGAATTTAATCCTTCGACAAAAGCCATCAATTCTTCTCTAGTTTGATCTACACTATCAAACATTTGATCACCTTCATAAATCGAATCTATACAAGATATAATAATATTAAACACTTTATCAATATCACCACCCTTACTATCGTCTATCGCATCATTTAACAACGGGAACTTCATAAGCATTCCAATTGAATCTGTTAAAGCTATGCGCTTATCGGGTTCACTAGATACCGATACAGTATTAAGATCAACCAACACGTCATTTGATTCATCACACTCTTTACAATTAAATCTAAGTTCTGTGCCTTCACCGACAGACTTACTTCTCAATAAAGTAAAGATATATTCTAAATCATACATTGTTAATGCTTCAGCATTACACTTATCAAATGTACATGATCTGATAATATCTTTAATGGCCCTGATCATTTGACTTTCGTCATTTGACTCAGCTGCTATCATAAGTATCTTTTCTTCTTTAACTAGATACGGTCTATATTCAATTTTAGTTTTGCTCGATGGTACTGTCAATTCATATTTCGAGCTTGAGAGAGTTGGTAATGCCATTATATTTTTCCTTAATATTATATATTTTTAAAATCGTTATGTTTGTTGGTTTAGTAACTGGTGTTTATATTTTGCCAATCATCGTATGCCAACATTACAGTTAACTGGGTAATGTCATTTTCATTGGCAGAAGATAATTCAACCGAATTCATTGTTACTGGAAATGCATGGATTAGTTGGATTGTTTTAGTATCATTTCCGTTCACATCCAACGTTGTTATTTTAACATCTCGTGTGTACGAACCCTTCCAATTAACTTTATGATCTGGTGTTACTACTAGGTTAGTCCAATCATTAAAATATTGCCACACCGAATAGTCATTAGTTAGCACGAATGTCATAGTTATATCATCGTTGATATAACCGTACGGTTTCTTGTATGCTTTCATACCAACAAAATGCTCAGTGGTCGCAACTTGTCTGCCCGGAAGGTTGACAGAATCACACAATACCTCAATATCAGAATCCTTGCCATCTCGCTGCAGAGTTATTCTAAATCTATTAGACCTCAATAACCCACCACCGGCGGATATCGCAGATTTCATACGATCGACGCTATTATCTATAATTCTCATATCATTCTCCTAGAGGCTCCCCAAACGTGGGTCTTATTTTTACCATGGAACTGTTCAGTCGGTAAGAATATAGCAATATCCCATTCGGGTGCTTCGACTCTCACTGGAGTGCCTTCTATATGCGACGTTAAATATCTCTTGAAGCATGGCTTAAATTCACTAAACTTATTAACACTCTTCAGCATTTCATAGTTAAGTTTCAGTCTAGTGTTTTCATCATATGATTTATTATTAGCAGTCTCCACCAGCTTGTCTAAAAATTTAGCTCTAACAGCCGGTGATAGGTAATGCAGGTTCAACCCATAGAAACCGTCTTTAGTGGGCTCAACCATTATTGTCAATGGAAAGCTGTCATAATACGGAAGTGTTTTATAATGCTTAGGGTCATAGAAGAACATATACATGTCACCTGGTCTTGGTGTTTTGCGGCTTCGGTCTAGTGCAGAATCCTTTAGGAGATCCCTGCGTTTAATCCCAGACATTTCTTTGGCCTTTGATCTAAACCATTTCTTAGCGTCATCGGAACGTGCCTGTAAACCTCTACGGAATGCTTCAGCTTCTAGTTTATGGAATAATGATTCTTTGGCCATCGGACTACCCTTATATATTGTTATATCTATTTATAACGATTACTTCAGTATTTTTATACCAAGAGCATCTAAATGATCCTCATGCCATATTTGGAAAACCCAACCTCTATCGGCAGCATATGACTCAGCAGCTTTCCATTTAGATGCATTCTTCACGTATGTCAATGATTCATTTATATACCTTTTAGTTCTTCTATTCTTAGGTTTCTTTGGCGGCGTTGTTTCTTTCTTTGGTTTAATCTCAACCAAATATACCTTCCCTGAAGCATCCTTAAACCATATATCCACAAAGTACCGATGCATCTTTTTATCAGTACCGCATATGTATGGAATAACAACCTCTTCAGAATTCCAAGCAACTACATTGGTATTTGCATCCATCCATCTAAATGCATTACGTTCCCAGAGTGATCTATATGTGATCTTATTATAATCACCCGAGTATTTTTTTTTGTTTTTTGGTTTCCATTTCCCGCTATACGCCACGCTAATCCTTATAAATAAACATATAATAAGAATATTTATAAGTAGGAATATCTTCAATGCCATCACCGAAACTACAAAAGATACTCAGATACCCATCAAGGTTTAAGAATACGTCTGACCCTTATGTTGTATTCTCATCCCATAAGGCTCATTATAATACGAGTGTTAGAAAGATAGATATGGCATCTGATGATCATATAGCATTGTACATGCCTTCCTCTATTGCCGTGAGTGATACTATGAGATATGAGAATGCTGCTACTGGCATGATCGGTGCATTGGTTGAGAATCATGACTTCGATTCATACAGTAAGACAGACCTAATTGCTTGGGCGACAAAGGACCATGCGGCGATAGCGACTGCTACTGGTTCTATTGCTGGTAAAGTTTTGGGGAATACTGTAGGTGGTGGTATTGTGGGCGCGCTATCCAGCGGGCCTGTCGGTGATATAATAAACGAAAGCCAGAAGAATACACAGGTGACTATAAACCCGAGAGAGTTTGCGCTATTCAAAGCTCCGGGTATGCGTCAATTTGCATATAACTTCACATTCATACCAGAGGATCGTAAAGAGTCTGATGATGTGATAGATATTATAAAATCATTCAGAGAGGCCATGTACCCTACTGATGCATCTACCATGACGTATAAGTTTCCTCATGTATATACTATTCAATATGTTAACAGTGATATTATTAAAATACCCGAAGTTGCCTTGGCTTCTGCTAATGTTGTGTATAACCCAAATTCGATGTCATATTTTATAGAAAAAGGCCGCCCGGTAGAGATTCAATTATCTTTGACGTTCCAAGAGCTCAAACCAATAACTTCTAAATTAGTATCGGAAGGTTATTAATATGTATTTTTCAAAATTCAAAAAGATCCCATATGAAGTGAATGGTGATGGAGTCATCAGGAATCTGGTTAATATAGCGACATACACCAGCATCAAATCAAAGCTTGCAGATGATATCACATTCTATTCCAATTACAACGTAAAAGATGGAGATAGACCGGATAACGTGGCCCATGAATTATATGGAGATGCTTCTCTATATTGGTCGTTGTTTTTAGTTAATCCGGGCCTTAATAATCTATACTCAGATTGGCCCAGAGGTTCGGGTGAAATATTGGAATACATTCAATCCAAATACCCCACAGTCACTGGTATAGTAGACTTCAACGATTCTCTGGTGAATAAGTTTAATATTGGTGAAGTTGTTCAGGGTGTATTATCTGGTGCGCTTGGTACTATAGAATCCAAGAATGTAACAGACGGTAATATCACAATTAAAGTTATATCGGGGACGTTTAGAGTAGAAGGAGAAGCTGTTAGTGGTATATCGTCTGATGATTCTGTCGCATGCGATGCTATAGTGCAGAGTGTATATGGCCCTGTGTATTATACTGATGACTCTACGGGAGATAGAACTCCTAGAAGATTAGCAGGCACTTCTCCATATACACGATATGATTATGAATCGGATCTCAATATAAAGAAGGGTCAGATTCGAGTCATAAAGAAAGAATTGATTAATGAAGTTGTAAGAGAGTTTAATAAAGAGATGAGAGCTAAGTAAATATGGCCACTCCTATCGAACAAATTGCACCACGACAGATATCATCATATAAGGTTGTCATAGAATCACCTAATGGTACTAGATTAGATATAACTCCACACGTTATTGAAATGTCTATATTCGAGTCGATATACGCAATCAACATGCATGGCCAGTTGGTTATTGGTGACAACTCAGCAATCTTCTCAGATCTGCCTATTGTAGGCCAAGAGAATATTAATATCCAGTTCACGCGAATGGGTGAAGATGTTGATTTGGATTTTGTGGTGTCTGGTGTAGAGGATATCTCATCACCCCTTGAATCTGTTGGTGCATATGTTATACTGTTCACGGCAAAGACCAAATTACTCAATACTGTATCCGAGTCTTCTAAGTCATACAAAGGCCTTGGTGTGGATATCATACGTGAGATATATGATGATAAGTTTGGTATATTTGCAAAGCTTGATGTGAAAGCATCTGGTGGGTCATCTATGCGTGTTGTAATGCCTTTCATCAAACCATTTGCTGCAATAAATATGATTCAGCAGACCGCATATGATACTAATAAATCACCATTGTTTATATTTGATACTGTATATGATGAGAACCCTCAGCTGACATCACTCCATAATATGATGACGCAAGAGCCAGTACATCATATAAGTAATAGGGTGAATTTCAATAATGCTGAAGATGGAATGTCGACTAGAGATATCCTAGAATATACTGGTCAAGCACAGCATATAGAAATACCATCTGCATATAGTGTATTTGAACAGATAGCTGCCGGGTCTTATGCCACCTCTATAGATACTGTTGATATATCAAATAAGAGTATACGCAATTATACATTTGATCATACTAAGCACGCAGTCGTAGATAATGATTACATGCATGCAAATTTCAAAATAAATGATAGACTATTATCTGAGCATACGGGTGCGCATAATGCAGTGAACTATATCAATACAAAAGCATTTGATAGTTTAGGTAATATATACGGCTCGGACAGTTATGCAAGACCATCTGTGGATTCCAGACTGAATCGTTTAGACACCATCAACATGAATATACAGATGGACTCAGTTCCTGGAGTCGCGGCTGGCAAAACAATCACAGTAGATTATAAGAGATTCGTTCCTATGGTTACTGATCAAGATACTCCAAAAGATGAGATTAATTCAGGTAAGTATTTGATATCATCTTTGAGGCATTATATAAAATTAGGTGAATATACTATGTCATTAAACTTAGTACGATCGCATGTAGGTGACAGTTAATATGAGCAATATTGAATTTGGTGTTATTGAAGATAGAAATGACCCAAAAATGATGGGCAGATATAGAGTACGTGTTATAGGCAGGCACTCACAATCACTTGTGGATATCCCAAGAGATACGCTCCCATGGGCCACTGTAATGATGCCAGTGACAGGAGCATCAGTTTCAGGTGTTGGATCAACATCTGCTTTATTAGAAGGTTCTTGGGTAGCAGTAGTATTCTTAGATGAATATATGCAAGATCCGATTATTATAGGATCCATCCAAGGTATGCCTGATCAGGAGATATCAACTTCTGTCGGGTTTTCTGATCCGAATGGTATATATCCAAAGTATTTAAATGCACCAGACGTTAATGAACTGGCGAGGGGCACTAATAATATTACAGATGGTCCTGGCCCAGCTTCGCCGTATGCCGCTAAGTATCCTCACAATAAAGTCATTATGACTGAGTCGGGTCATGTCATTGAGATGGATGATACACCGAATGCAGAGAGACTACGTGTGGTGCATAAGTCAGGAACTTCTGTTGAGATTCATCCCAACGGTGATATAGTCCATAAGAATAAGAATAAATGGGAAATTACTACAGGTGATGAAGAATGTATTATCACCGGCAACTTAAAGATCATTGCAGCGGATGTCCGTATCGAATCCCCAATGGTTACTATGACTGGTGACTTGCGTGTTGATGGTGGCATCAGTGTTGGTAATGATGTTGTGACTGATGCTGGTATATCACACAATTCACATACACATACAGATTCCGCCGGATTAGGTGCAGGATCTACAAGCACACCAATATAATAGGTATAAATAGAAGTATGGCAATTTCAAATGTATCAAAGAGAGCAAGGACAGAAGTATATTCTGATCTTGATTTTAAATTTAAAATGGTTCCTGGATCGGGCGATGTTAACATGAAGACTGATCTTGCTGCGATACGCCAATCAGTAATTAACATTATTATGACCAGTAAAGGTGAGAGGCCGTTTTCGCCTGAGTTTGGGTCTAATATCAAATCGTTTTTGTTTGAACATTTTGATGCTATTACTAAGACTGTGATGATGGCAGAAATAAAAACTGCATTAGTTAACCATGAACCTAGAGTAAAAGTTCTCTCGGTAGATATAGATGAGTTGGAACATAGGCATGCCCTGCGCATTCGGTTGAATCTTCAGGTCAAGTCACCAGAAGCAAATACCACAGAAATAGAGTTTATTGTTGAGAGACTACGATGAGTAATAATAATTTAAAAGTAAGTAATTTAGATTTTGATTTCATTAAAGATGATATCAAAACATTTATGTCATCGCAGGAGAAATTTCAAGATTACAATTTTGAGGGTTCTGCTCTAGGCACGGTTATAGATGTATTGGCATATGTCACACATTATAATGCATTGTCGGCTAACATGGCGCTGAATGAAGCGTTCATTGATTCTGCCCAGTTGAGAGAGTCTGTAGTATCTCACGCCAAGCTATTAGGATATACTCCAAGGTCAGCATACTCATCTGTGGCATATATCGATATCTTAGTGAATAACCCAACAGGTGTGACTGGTGAAAATGAAACACTGTTACCAATGACTATGGATAAGGGTACTCAATTCTCTACGAGTGTTGATGGGCACACATACTATTTTGTTAATGATGAGACACTCTCTATCGATCCAGTTGATGGAGTTTATAAATTCTCCAACGTTAAAGTTTCACAAGGCGTCTATAGAGATACTGTATATACATATGATGTAGATACATCGGAGAAGTTCGTTCTGCCATATACAACAGCAGTAACTTCATCACTCACGGTTACAATACAAGAATCATCATCATCTGCTGAATATACAAACTATATCAGATCTACTGACGTTGCTGGTATAGGCCCACTATCAGAGATATACTATCTAAGTGAAGGTCGCGATGGATTATATGATATATCATTTGGTGATGGTGTGCTTGGTAAGAAATTGACTAATGGCAACATTATCAAATTAAATTATATCACCAATGATACTGATGCCGCTAACGGTGCATCGGCCTTTGCATTGGCTGATACTATTCAAGGTAACTCAGACGTTACTATTACATTGATTCAAAAGGCTGTAGGTGGTTCTGATAAAGAGGATATAGATTCGGTGAGGTTTAATGCACCACTTGGATTCGTGTCTCAGAATAGAGCAGTTACTCCAGATGATTATAAATCAATAATTGTCAATTCATATGCTAACATTGATGCTATATCAGTGTGGGGTGGTGAGGATAACGATCCGCCTGACTATGGTAAAGTTTATATATCAATAAAGCCGAAAGATGCTGAAGTAGTATCTGCTGCTGATAAAATGACTATAGTATCTAAATATCTCAAGCCCAAGAATGTGGTGTCTATCACTCCAACATTAGTTGATCCGACATACACATATATCCAGCTTGAAGTGTTCTTCAAATACAATCCAAACCATTCTGACTTATCATTAGACAGTCTCGAGTCACTTGTTCGTGATAAGATATCAACGTACAATGATAATGAATTAAAGAGGTTTGATGGTGTGTTTAGGCATTCGCAATTACTAAAGGAGATTGACAAGGCTTCAGTAGCTATATTGAACTCCACATGTCGAGTGTTCATGAAGAAGAGATTTACACCTACGGTTAATGTTGAAAATAGCTATACTATAGTATTCTCGTCACCCATACTTAAATCGACATCAGCAGACCCCATTCTTAAATCGTCAGTATTTACATACAAGAATAAGCAATGTGTATTGTCTGATGTTTTAGATACTACAGATGATGTTAGATATATCAATATAGCACTGGCTTCTGATATCAAAGCAATTATTGCTAATAGAATTGGTGTAATTAATGAGACTGAAGGCAAAGTTATATTAAACGCTCTTAACCCAACGAGCTTTATTGGTGATTATATTGAACTGACTCTTGAGCCAGATTCCAACGACCTAGCTCCAAAGCGTAATGGATTGTTGACAATACTATCATCAACAACCACAATTGTCGGCGAAGTTGATACGATGGCTACGGGTGGAACAAGCGCGGGCGTTAATTATACAACAACACCGAGACAATAGAACATGAGTCATGTAAGCACTTCTCTAGGATTAAAGAGTACGATATCTTCAATAATGCCAGATCATGTGGTTGCAGAAAACCCTGATCTGGTTGAGTTCCTGAAGGCGTATGTCGATTACCTCGAACTTGAAAATAAAGCTGGTTATTATCAAAATAATCTAGATATGCAACGTGACGTTGATCATATGGATCAGGCTTTGTTGCCGAGCATACAAGCTGAGATCGGTGCAGCTGTGCCTGGTAAATTCTCAGCTGATCCTAAATTATTATATAAGCAATTAGCAACATATTATAAAGCTTCAGGCACACCACAATCAATTGATGATTTCTTTAATATATTATACAAGGATAATGTCGAATTATATTTTCCTCAGGATGATATACTGAAGCCATCTGATGGTAAATGGAACAACCTCAGAGCGGATACTATTGCGAACCCGAGTAGCTACTCTCCAATATATACATACACATTAACATCTGGCACCACTACAATATCAGGCAATGATGATAATGGCAGTTTATTGAAGTTTGATAATGCACTGGTGTTTGTGAATGATGTATATAGAACTGATTATAAACCTGTCGTCACTGTAGATAATGTAAATAATAGGCTCGACTACTCTTTGGTATTTACATCAACATTAAGCGCTACTGATGTGGTGAAAATTAGAGCAAGTGGGTCTTACTCTACTGACGACGGGTTTGTGTCGTACAAAAAATTCATACAAGATTCATACCTCTACCAAAAGTTTTCATATGTATTAAGGACGGGCCAGGATGCAGATAAGTGGAAGAATGCATTTAATAGATTAATACATCCTGCGGGCTTTAAATTCTTCGGTGAGATACTTTTATCTTTAGATTCACTTGGTCAATCCGCACCACTGTCACAGCATGGTTATCAGATCGGTGGATTACCTATACCTATTATCATTCCTGTTGTTGGAATGCAGCCCACGTTTGTCAAGACCAGAAACGGCGAATTTGCTTCTTTATATATTAAAGAATATAGTCCGACGAATCAGATAAATAAACAAGGGCCGGAAGAGTGGTTTGAGAATATTAAATTTAACTTATCATCACCCATCGGTGGATTCTTGGGTTACACCTTCGAAGATACAATAAATAATACTATAGACGTGAATATGGATTCCGTCATTGAAATTTCAAATTAGGAGCATCAATAAATGACTGCCATTATCACCAATCAATTTAGATTAAACTCAACAAAAGAGTTTGTAAATGATCTACTAAATACATCAAAATATTACCTCTTTATTGGTAGGTCTACGAGTTGGGCTGATGATGCGGTACCAGACACTCCGCTTGATGCTGAATTTTTCACGAAGACTGATGCATGGCAGAATATGACAGCCATGAAAAAGGTTCTTTCTACCGACATAAGATATGCAACACCATTGAGGTTATGGCGGACGTCAACAGTATATGCTGAATATGATTCTAAAGATCCTCTATTGGAGTCTAAAGAATATTATGTCATAACAGACAACAACAACGTATATATGTGCCTCAAGGCAGGTCCTGGAGCATCCACAAGGAGCCCAGATTTAACAGGCGTTCAAGTAGCTGGCGTTATCGACTATACAGCAGTTGATGGCTATATCTGGAAATATATGTTCTCACTATCAATTGATGCGGCTAGTAAATTTTTAACATCAGCATTTATACCAGTTGATTATATTGCTACTGATCCCGGCGCTGGTGCAGATGCCGCGTTGAGAAATCAGTGGGATGTACAAAGTGAAGCTATACCTGGTGCATTCTATAATATCAAAATATCAGCTGGTGGTACTGGGTATACATCAACACCAACTGTCACTGTGGTCGGGGATGGAACGGGTGCGATGGCCACAGCTACAGTTTCTGGTGGTATTGTAACAGACATAACAGTAGATAATCCGGGTACAGGTTACAACCAAGCCAATGTTGTGATATCAGGTGGCGGTGGCTCTGGTGCTGTGGCATATGCCGTGCTGCCACCAACTGGCGGATTCGGAGCAGACCCAAGACAAGAATTGCGTGCTCATTATATTACGATCAATGTTAAGTTAGTATATGCTGATGGTAATGATTTCATCGTAGGTAATGATTTCAGACAAATTGGATTGGTGAGAAACCCAACCAATTATGGCACTTCAACAGTTGCGACAGCAGACACTTTAAAGGCCACTAAGTCATTAACAATTGCGTTGGGTGGTGCATTTGCTAATGATTCTGTGTTTGAGGGTACAGTATCTGGAGCTAAGGGTGTCGTAGATTCATACGATTCTACTAATGGCATTATCAGATATCACCAAACTGCTGATACAGGATTCACAGACTTCACAGCGTCTGATTATGTCAGACCAGATGGAGATTCTGGCGCAGGACAGGATGTGACTGCGGTGACAAGCCCAGAAGTGGAACAATATTCGGGTGAAGTTATATTCCTAGAAAACCGCACACCGATTAATCGTGCTGGGGACCAAATCGAAACAATAAAATTAGTCCTAGAATTTTAAGGGTAGTTAGAGATGACAATTAAGTTTAATGTAGAACCATATTACGATGACTTTGAAACTGCAACTGCAGTAGACGGTTTATCGCCTAAAGAGAAGTACAATAGGGTTCTCTTTAGACCCGGTCATGCGGTCCAGGCCCGTGAGTTAACTCAACTGCAGTCTATACTGCAGAACCAAGTCACGCAAGTTTCTAATAACTTGTTTAAAGAAGGTAGTATGATCATTCCTGGTCATAGTACAGTAGAACCGTCTATAGCCTATGTCAAGCTTGATTCAATTAACTCTGTCGATATGACACAATTGAAGGATCTTGAATTCACTGAAGCCGTATCTGGTTTGAAGGCTAGAGTTGTACATGCTGAAGCCGCATCTGGTTTAGATCCAGTTACTCTATATGTTAAGTATATGAACACTGGTAGTGCTGGCAAGACAATTTTCGCATCGTCGGATTCTATCACAGCTTCATCATTCACTGGTGTCGTATCAACGACTTCACCTACAGGATTTGGCTCAATTGCCTCAATTGAAGATGGTATATACTTCATTAAAGGTCATATGGTTGTAGTTAAGTCTGATACAATTATCTTAGATAAGTACGTTGCATCTCCTACGTACGATATCGGTTTAGAGGTTGTGGAATCGATTCAGACTTCCGCTGGTGATGAATCATTGAATGATAATGCTAATGGAACACCTAACTATGCTGCTCCTGGTGCACATAGATATCAAATATCAACGACTCTAGTTAAACAGGCTGTCGGTGTTGTTGCTTCAGACAACTTCTTATTGTTACTACGTATCGAAGATGGTTCGGTAACTCAACATGTTCGGGCAACTGAATATGCTGTAATTGAAGAGGCTATGGCACGAAGAACATTTGATGAATCTGGTAACTATAGTGTCAGACCATTCTTAATGGATATTAATGAGCATACTGATGTTCATGCTTCTGGTGATTCTTCTAAAATCTCATTAGGTATGGAACCTTCTAAAGCTTATGTTAGGGGTTATGAAATTGAGACACTATCAACTACTCAACTAGCCACAAATAAAGCCAGAGAATCATCACTATTCGAAGCCGCTTCGGTTCCTGCTCAGGTAGGTAACTATGTCGTGGTTGATACTATGACTGGATTGCCATTCATTACAGATTTTAAACGAATCAGCCTGAAGAATTCTAGTGCCGCTATAATTGGTTTTGCGCGAGCGAGGTCTATAGTATATAATGGTTCTGGTGAGTATAATATCTACTTATTTGATATCGAGATGAATAGTTCTGAAATATTCGATGATGTAAGGACATTATATACTGCAGGCACAATCCCATTCAATGCCACAGTAGTACTTGATTCAGGCAAGGCTATCGTTAAAGATCCTGGCAGAAATACAATGGTATTTCCTACCCCATTTAATCGGGTTAAGACCTGCGATTCATCTGCTGATAACGAGCCGGATGATTTCAACTATGTGTATTATTGCAATAGAATTGTCGGTACTGATTCAGTATCTTCAGGTGATGCTATATTCAGTACAGTAGGTACTGCAGAACAATTCGAACCTTTTGATGATGAGAATTGGATCCTAACCAAGGATGACGGCACAATTATTACAATACCATCTGTCACCATATCTGGCGATAGCCTATCAGTGACAGTGCATGGCCTTGGCGCACATAATAACTCTAATATGACGTTGATAGCTGGTGTGAAGAGATCAATATGGCAGAAAACAAAATCATTAACCACAGGTGGTGCACCAAACGTCAGTCAATATAATGTTGCAACACCTACTGCTGATATGCAACTGGATCGTGCAGATGGTTATAGATTATTGAATGTGCATATGTCAGCAGACATGGCCACGGGGGCTGCTGTATCTGATACTGATGTTGCTGAATATTATGACTTTGATAACGGCCAAAGAGATAACTTCTATGCATTATCACGAATTAAGCTCAAAGCAAATACTGCATTCGTTCCTACTGGCCAGTTAAAAATTGTATTTGAATATTTCACGCATACCGGATCAGGTGACTTCTTTACAGTCGATTCATATGACGGTCTTGTGGATAGTAGTGGTAATGATGTAAGATATGAAGATATCCCTAAATTTAACTCTAAGAGCCTTGGTAAGACAATAGAGTTGAGATCTGCTATTGACTTCAGACCTCGCGAATCTAATGCTGGCGAAAACTTCACTGGAACGGGTAATCATCTTACAGTATGCCCGGAACCACAAACAACATTTACCACAGATATTCAATATTACTTGAACCGCATTGATAAAGTTTATATTGATAAAGATGGTAAATTTGGTGTAGTTGAGGGAGTGTCATCATCGGAACCAGAATTACCAGAAGATCCTAAAGATGCTATGGTGTTGTATAATGTATATATGAAAGCATACACCGAAGGCCCTTCTGAAGTATTGCCCACAATGGTTGACAATAAACGATATACGATGAGGGACATTGGGCGTATTGAAAAGAGAGTTAATAATCTCGAATACTATACATCTCTGTCACTGCTTGAAAAGGATGCCGATAGCCGACAAATAATTGATTCTGGTACAGGCGTTCAACGTGTTAAGAGTGGATTTATTGTTGATAGTTTCACAACACATAGTGTGGGTGATGTTACTAACTCCGAATATAGATCTGCAATTGATCGTGATAATCATCTATTACGTCCTCAGTTTGCTTCTGATAATGTATCGTTGAAGTATTCAAGTTCATTATCTACTGGGGTTCAGAAGACTGGTGATCTGGTCACATTACCATATACTGAAATTTCACTTGCTGATCAGGACCAAGCATCAGCATGGATGAATGTCAACCCATTCGATGTATTCTCTTGGGTGGGCAGTATGGATATGTCACCATCAACAGACGAGTGGAGAGATACTACTCAACGTCCAGCCTTGGTTATTGACCAAGAGGGTGTATATGATGCTATGATGGGCATGATTGATTCTACAAATGCGCTCGGTACTGTGTGGAATGAATGGCAGACTAACTGGAGTGGATCAACTGGTTCTACCTCTACATCTAGGGTAGGACGAAGAGTTACAGATACCACAACAACCATCACCACTTCAGGTCAGAGCCGTTCTGGAATCTCAACATCAGTTGTTCCAGACACATTATCAACAAATATCGGAGATAGAGTAGTAGAGGTTAACTTTGCTCCGTTTATTAGATCTAGAAAAGTTGCATTTAAAGCGACCAGACTGAAGCCCAATACTCAAGTATATGCATTCTTTGATGGTGTTGATGTTGCTAATTTTGTCAGAGAAGAATCCACATACATTCAGTATTCTGATAACGATAACTCGATAGTCACTGGGATCAACTCTCACACTTCTCATCCTGATGGTGCTACTATATTAACAAGTGATGCTAACGGTGAAGTTATTGGGTCGTTCTTCATTCCTAATAACTCAACAAGATCATTTAAATCTGGTTCAAGATTATTCAAATTGACAGATTCTTCTACGAATGGCCAATCAGATACATCATCAGAAGAGAATTATACTGCGAAGGGCTTAATAGAGACTAAAGAGAATATTACAATATCAACTCGCATCCCCACCATTGAGCGTAGTGAGGTTGGTGATAGTAGAATATTGACAGACAGATCATCTAGAGATACCGTAAGGTGGGTAGATCCATTAGCACAATCCTTTATGATTGATATTTCTGGCGGTGCGTTTATAACATCAGTAGATCTATTCTTCCACACCAAAGATGCAAATGAATCTGTGACATTGCAGGTCCGTGAGATGAAAAATGGTATACCTACTCAGGTAATATTACCGTTCTCCGAAGTTACATTGAACCCATCTAACGTTAATGTTGTTGATTTAAACACACATAATCCTAGCCCAGATCTTGCAACTAACTTCCTATTCGATTCTCCTATATACTTACAGGAAAATCAGGAATATTGCTTTGTTATTTTGGCCAATTCCAATAAGTACAATGTATGGTATGCTGGAATTGGTGATGACAACTATGTGACCGGTAAGAGAATATCTAAGCAGCCTTATGCTGGTGTGTTGTTTAAATCTCAGAATGCCTCAACATGGTCGCCTGATCAAAATAAAGATATTAAGTTTAAGATCAATCGTGCTCAGTTTGACACAGCGGCTGCTGGGGTGTTGGGATTATCGAATGGTACAGTTTCTACTAGGAAATTGGTCAAGCATGCATTCACTTCAACTAGTGGATCTACTGTGATTACTGTATCACATCCTAATCATCATTTCTTTAATACTACAGATTCTATTGCATCTGAAGTGACAATATCTGGAGCTGATAGCTTCAATGGTCTCACTACTTTAAATGGAACACATACAGTGTATGATGTTGAAATGGATCAATATAAGATCGATCTTGGTGGATCTAATGCAACAGGTACAGGAATTGGTGGTGGTGGTAATATCATTGCAACCCAGAACCAGCTGATCAACACCTTCATGCCTTATGTCCAGAGTATCAATTTTCCTGGGACTAATTCTACATGGGGTGTTAAGATGGCATCAGGTATGAGTTTGGGTACAACAACACCTACTCCATACGTGGTTGATACTACATTTTCACCAATTATAGTCAATCAGAACTTCACTGTAGATAAACCTAAGGTTATCGCCTCATCTGATAATAAGTCAGGAGATTCTATAATCGTGCGGGGAACATTATCTTCAAGTAATGATAATATCTCTCCTGTTATAGATCTAGAGAGATGTTCTGTTATCACAGTTGCTAACAGAATAGACAATCCTGAAGCTATCGGTGAAATCGATCCCGACCCTAAGAAGAATAAAATTGAAAACTTCATAGCAGAAACTGCATCCACGGGTGGATCCGTTAAGTCTAAATATGTGACTAAGTCAGTAACACTGAAAAGTGCATCTGATGGTATTCATGTATATCTAGACACAAACAGACCATCCCAGACCCATATTGATGTGTATTATAAAACGTCAGCATCTGAAGATGATTTGGATAATAGTTCGTGGGTTCTATCAAGCCCTGTGGAGCCTATCCCATATACTGATTCCAATACATTTAATGAGTCTGAGTATATTATAGACCCAACGGGTACATTCTCTGCATTTAAGGTTAAGATTGTATTGAGATCATCTGACAGCTCTAAGATACCGACATGTAAGGATCTTAGGATTGTGGCAATATTGCCATAATGATCGATAAATCTAATATGATACCAGTTAAGGGGCACTCTAATTTATTTAGAGATGCTTCTTCTGGTGCTATTATAAATACTAATGAATCCGCTGCAGCTGCATCATTAAGCGCACGAGAGAGAGTTAAAGCTCAAGAACAAGATATTAAAGATCTTAAATCCGACATGCAAGAGATTAAAGATTTACTCAAAAGTTTATTAAAAGAGAGATAACACAAATGGCATACGTTAAGATTACAAAAACCGATACATTTGAATCATGGAGACAGAAAACCAATGAATTGGGTGCCAATCTTGGTGATTATCCCTCACTGTATAAGAATGCTACTGTCAGTTTTACTGGCATCACGGGCCAACCACCAACTGGATATGCGGGTGCCCAAGTTGCTATATTCTCTATAGATTCAGTTGCTGGTGTGTATACACTCAATGCTATCACAACAGCTGGTTTGGGTTATAGTGTCGGTGATGTTATAACCGTATATGGGTCAGATCTGGGTGGGTTAATAACCACTAACGATCTGACAATTACTGTTGCTACTATCGACGGTTCGTCTGGCGTCGCGACGGTGACATTGTCGGGTACTGGTACATCTAACCTTCAAGCAGAATCTAATCTGATGCGCGATGAGCTCGGTTCAGCATCTTTGGTGTTAACTACTGCGGCCGCTGACACAAAGGCTGCGATTAATGAACTAGATAATAAACAAGGTAGTGCAGCATTAACTACTACTGCTACTGATTTATCTGGTGCGATTAATGAACTAGACGCTACTTTGGATACTGCGGTATCTAATATATCAACCCTCACCAGCAAGCAAGGTAACGGCACATTAACTACTGCTGCTACTGATTTATCTGGTGCGATTAATGAACTGGATGCCAGACAGGGCAACGGCACATTAACTACTACTGCTACTGATTTATCTGGTGCGATTAATGAACTAGACTCCAAGCAAGGTAACGGCACATTAACTACTGCTGCTGCTGATTTATCTGGTGCGATTAATGAACTAGACTCCAAGCAAGGTAGTGCAACATTAACAACCTCTGCTGCTGATTTATCTGGTGCGATTAATGAACTAAAGACATCAACTAATACACTAGGCACAATCACCGCAGCTGGTATGGGTACAACAGCCACAACAGTTTCTGGTGCGATTACTGAAGTCGGTAATCTTGCAAGAGATGCTCAACTTGAAATTGGTGGCGACATGCTAACCGATTATGATGGTAATACTGTTGGTGCTGGTGGTGGTACTGCTAGGATTCTAGATGCCCTCAATTCATTATATAATGCCTCGTCAGTATCAACGCTAGATGGTGAATATCTTAAAAGAGATGGTACCAGTCCTCTTGATGCTGGTAAATACTTATCGCTATCGGAGAAGGGCATTACCGCAACTGATAATAATGAACTGGTATTGAATACTACTGTAGGTACAACTAATACACAACGGCTTAGAATCAATCCAACGACCGGTAATATAGGTATCAGCAAAGCACCAACCACATCTAATAAAGTTGATGTATCTGGTGTAGTTAAAGCAACATCGTTCAACGAGAATGGCACAACGCTGTCGACCAAGTATGTTGCTAAATCATCAAATAACACAATTGCTGGTGATAATACATTCACCGGATCTATTACTATATCACCTAGTGCTGGTAAGAGCGTTATACTTGGTGGTTCAACTGTAGCAACCAACTCAAGTTCATTCCTTGAATTTATTCAAGATAATGTTGCTGGTATGTTTGATAGTTCAGGAGACCTGACCAAAACATATACAGATAGTACTGGCAAATTATCATTCAGTGTTGATAATAACTCTCATACCCACACAGCGAGTAATATTACTGACTGGACTGAATCCGTTACTGATACAGTAGGATCAATGGTTAATGGTAACACTGCGTCTGGTATTGATGTAACGTTTGATGATGGTTCCAATAAACTGGACTTTGCCATTACTGGTGGTGTTGGTATTACAACAGATAGTAATGGAGTATCGATAACAAATAATGGTGTTGGGGCAACCCAGTTAAATGTGTCTGGTAACGGAACCACAGCACAATTCCTTAGATCTGATGGTGATGGGTCATTCTCATGGGCGGTACCTTCAGACCTGCATACAACATACACAACGTCAATACCATCATCAACAACTAAGTTGAGATTATCTGGATCAGATTCAAGTACAGACGATATTGAATTTGTGGGTGGAACTGCGGTGACTGTCGCAAGGACCAATGCCAGTAAATTTACAATATCATCATCAGATACTACTTATATTAGTCATATACCATCATCAACAACTAAACTTAGATTGGATGCATCAGCCGGAACTGATAGTGATATTGAGATTGCTGGAGGTACGGCGGTTACAGTAACAAGAACCAATGCCAATAAGCTGACTATATCTTCTTCTGATACAGTATACAGCCACCCGACAACTGCTGGTAATAAGCATATACCAGCTGGTGGTGGTGCAGGTAAGTACTTAAAATATGCTTCTGCAGGAACTGCTGCCTGGAGTACAGATACTTTTGATGAGGATGTAGCTGATAAAGTGACTGCTATGGTAACATCTCCGAATACTGAGTCCGGTATCAGTGTTTCAGTTGATGTAAATGATAAATTATCATTTGATGTAAACGATCCTACTATTACACTATCTGGTGATGTAACTGGTTCTGCAACAATGACCAATTTAGGTAGTATTAATATAAATACCACAGTTGCAGGCATCAATCACTCTCATGCATTCTCTGAGTTGACTGGTACTATAGCGACAGCTGATATTGGAGACCTGCAAGTCACACAAGCTAAGATAGCTAATGATGCTATTAATGGAGCTAAGATAGCAGACAATGCCATCGACAGTGAACATTATGTTGATGGATCTATCGATGCTGCACAT